ACTATACAGTGGCGAGAGATTTATTAAGAGATAAATAACATTATGCGTATGGACGAGATCACAATAAACATTCCGATTACCATTGATCTAGATGGGGTTAAACCACGTGTGAATGTTGCAGGCAAGGATGCCAAGGACGATGAAGAACTTGATCAAAATCCTGTGATGATGAATCCACTACAACAAGAACTAGAACTCAAGAAAGCAGAGTTGGGCAAAAAGTCACCGGTTATCAATAAAATGATCGATGACGAAACTATAGGCGAAGAACCAGCAGATGATCAAGAAGATAGCATTGCTAATCTAAAAACACTAGCAGGTTTGCAACGATAAATACTCTAACTAGGGTATTTAGATGGCATTCACACAAGATTTTCGCACTCAAAGACGCAATTACAATGACGGCGATACTCGCTTAGGCGAAAAGGATCGTCTGTGGTATGATAGTATTACCAACAGCATACGCATCGGCGACGGCGAAACTCCTGGCGGTGTAGCAGTCGGAGGAGCAGGTGGTAGCAGCTACACATTGCCTACTGCAACTACCACAGTCAAAGGTGGTGTTAAAATCGATGGCACCACTATCACAATCAACAACCAAGTTATAAGTGGATTCAGTGGCAGTTACAACGACCTAACCAACAAGCCCACAATACCCACAAACACCAATCAGTTGACCAACGGTGCTGGATTTATTACCGGTTATACAGAAACTGATCCGGTGTTTGTAGGACATGCGTCCTACAATATAACCAGCACACAGATAACAAACTGGGATACAGCATATGGGTGGGGTGATCATGCCGGCGCAGGATACTTAACATCAGTTGGTACAATCAGTTACAACGATTTATCAAACAAACCCACACTATTCTCAGGTAGTTATACTGATTTGTCTAATAAGCCTACACTGTTCTCGGGTAGTTATAATGACCTAACAGATAAACCTAATCTCAGTAGCACATATCAATTTTCAGTTGCAGGCGACGATTCGACTCAACGACTAATAAGCACAGGCGAAACAGTTAAATTTATAGGCGCAGGCGGAATCACCACCAGTAGCGATGCAGAAGGTGCTGTTACAATTACCCAGGGTAGCACAGATAACATAATTAAGGTTGCTGGATCATTCGGGACTGAAAGCCCATTCAAGTCTGAAGTTGTTGCTGATCTTGCCACTGGTGTTAGAATTAGCACTTGGTGGGGTCTTCCAGCATTTGCTACTGAAGAACGCTGGCAGTTTGACTATGACGGGATACTAACATTCCCGGACGGTACAGAACAAGCAACCGCCTGGACTGGTACAAGCACCACCCTACAATGGACTGCCGCTGAATTTTTCCCAAGTGCCCCTGCACAAACAACTATAACGGCCGGCGATGGTGCTGTTGATATCAATTTAGTAACAGGTATACCTGGTTCATCAACTTCGGTAAACTGGTCTTTCACTAATCAAGGTACTATTGAGTTCCCAGACAGCACTACACAATACTCTGCCTACACTGGCGATAGTTCTACCACTGAAGCACTGACTATTGGCACAGGACTGAGTGGAACAAGTTTCAACGGCAGCACCGCAGTTACTATTGCACTGGATGATAACTATGGCGACACAAAGAATCCTTATGCCAGCAAGACGGCAAAATATTTCCTAGCTGCACCAAATGCAGACAACGGTGCTCCAACATTCCGTGCTATTGTTGCTTCAGATATACCTACACTAAATCAAAACACCACAGGATCTGCCGCAACATTGACTACAGCCCGTGCTATCAATGGCGTAGACTTTGATGGTAGTGCGGCTATTACTATAACAGCCGCCGCAGGAACACTAACTGGCACAACATTAAACTCAACAGTAGTATCTAGTAGTTTAACCAGTGTAGGTACACTTACATCGTTGACTTCTAGTGGATTAGTAAGATTCAACAATGCTGGAGTAGGCGCATCATATAATGCCGCTGGTAACTCTGTTAACATTGGCGGAGTATTAGGTGTCGCTTCAAACATCTATGCTAATGGTAACATAGACATTGTTGCCGGTAGTGCTTACTACATAGGTGGTAATACTGTATTGAACGGCAACACATTAGGCAGTAACATTGTTAATAGTAGTTTAACATCAGTTGGAACACTAACAAGTTTAAGCAGTGGTGCTATCACAACAACAGGTACACTAGCACTAAATGCCAGTGGCGGTATTACTACCAATCAAACTACATTCCCGTTAGTTAACACAACGGCAACTACAGTAAACTTTGCCGGTGCAGCCACAGCATTGAATATGGGCGCAAGCACTGGTACTACCACAATCAACAATAACTTGTCAATGGCCAGTGGCAAAACTATAGGTACAACTGCTAGTATCACAAGTAATGCCGCAACAGCGTTCATTGCTGGTACTGCCGCTGAAAGTGGTGTAGCATTACAAATGCCGCTTGAAGGTGCTCTACGTAATCTTACTAACGGACTTACTAATATGTATTTCGATGTTAGCACTGGCGGAACAACTCAGGGACAGTTCCAGTTCCGTAGTAGCAACGCATTCACCAATGTGTTGACTATGAGTCCTACTGCGTTTAATGTTAACACTGGCGCAACTGTAACAGCAAGAACACCTAGTCTTGGTAGACTGCCATTCAATTCTGCAATCGACACTGAACTAACCATTGATGATATGCGTTTCCGCATCAGCAACCAAGGCGGTATATTTCCGCAGGTTATTGGCAACGGTTCATCAAGGAATCTTGCCTGGACAGTAGTAGCCGCAAGAAACGGTAGTGCAATTCAACAAACAGGTAGCACCGGTACTATTGTATCAAGCAGTGCTTGGACTAGTTTATATACTGCTGCCGGCATGGACGCCTCTGGCGATACTTATACAGCTACACTACAGGATAAAGCAGCAGGTCGTATCTATCGTGTGACATTTATGCGTAGCGACAACGGTACTACAACAGGTTACAATATTATAGCCGAACGTATATTATAAGCGGATGCATGATTAGAGGTGCGTAAAACGTTTAACCCCTGCTAGCATTACACTAACAGGGGCTTTCTATAATATATAATAAACAGGCTATGCCCGGATCTTTAATAATAAGTTTACAGTTTATTTAATCTTTTTTACCAACATTACCGTTTACAAAGTTGTAGAACTTTTCAGCAGCTTCCAGCACTTGGTCAGCACCAGGTACTTGCGGCATTTCTACTTTGGTTACAACTTCCTTGCCATCTTTTGAAACACTGGTTTCATACTGGCCCCACTTGGTGTGGTAGTCTTGCCAGACTTGGCTTTGAGCCATTTCAAGGACCTGGGCTCTAATTTCATATCCATTTTTATTAAAAGTTACTCGAGGCATTGCTGCCTTTAGTTGTTCGCCGAATGCCTGTGCGGCTTCTTGCATTTGTTTCGCGTAATCGTTCATTTTGTGTTCTCCTGTATCTGTGTGTTTGTGTTACGTGTTGTTAATGTAACAGAGTATTTACTGTTTGTCAACTGGTTTAGATTCCTTTGTAGGAATCTTTTCTTCTTCGTTGTAGTATGGTATGTGAGCCATTATTCAATCTCCAAAATTAGTTTTCTAGCAAGATCATGATATCCTTGTCTTGCAAGTTCAGCAGATGCTCTAGTACGGCCAACACGTTCAAAGAAGTTGGCAATACGATGCCACATCATTTGCCGCCTTTTTTCTTTTCGCTGTAATCGCGATAGTAACTGTGATCTGGATCTATCATCATGTCCACCCTGCTAGATTTTGATTTGCTCGGATCTGCCACGGTGCTTCGTGACGATCGATTCTTCTAATACGATTCTCTAAATCAACAAGATCAACTGCCTCAGCTAGGTATTCTTCGATCTGATCTTTTTCAGTTCTTGCTTTGAATAGATTTTTAAACATAGCGAGCCTCCTTGCCATAAGCAGCCTCTAATGCAATTTGCTCAATCGAACTATGACTTAATCCCAAGTCCTTGAGTTGATGCACAGTCAACGAACTGAGTTCTTTGTAGGTTTTTCTGTAGGTTCGGTTTCTAGCATACCATTCTGTCAACAGTGATATCATCGTGTTACTCCAAATTTAGGAGCAACCCCGTACTGCTTCATATGAAAGTATGCGTATTCAGCATCCTTCTTGTATTCGGTGCGAGCCCATATGGCCAGATCACGATCTGACATAGTGGGTTTAGTGATTTTGGTTATACTATCAAAAAGTTTTAGTGTTAACATCATTTCTCTCTTTTGTTCTGTGTGTTTGTATATCTGTGTTCAAATGCAGAATTATGCTGCACTTGCACACTATATTTACTATAAAATGTTGACAAAAACGAGCGTGATTATTGCAAAGACGATATGCGTGTAGTGCATAGCACAAAAACTTCTTGACAAATGCTACTACATAATAAATACTATAAGGACAAGGCAATGAAGAAAAAAACACGTGGTATCTTAGAAGAACTTTCCAGTGTAGGTCGAAAAACTTACACTGATGAATTCATACAAACTACTGGAAGCAACCTTATTGAAAGTGCTGTTAATCTTTTGACAAAGATACATGAGACATATCCTGAAGAAGTTGCTATAGATTTGGAAAGACGTTTTCTAAATGCAATACGGGGGTCCAATCCTCGTAAGTTTAGATACGGTGTTGAAAAAATAATAGAATCAAAAAAGAAGTAAAAATGGGCGGAAATGTATTCATAGATGTTGTGCCATTTGACCATTCTCAAATAGGTGCAATTGCAGAACATTTAGATTCTGTACTGTCTCAGATTGGAGTTTCTGTTATTCCAATTGGTAGTACAGCCAATCCGGTTGTAGGTAAAAAAAGCGGAGACTTCGACGTTCTTGTTGAAGAAAGAATCCTAGCACAGGTTTTCAATGAAGACAATCCTAGAAACATTAGAAAAAAATTAAAAGACTTATTTGATAAGTCTGGCGATACAACTACATTAAATGGAATTGCCGTTCATGTACGAGTTCCAATTAACAACGAAGCTTATCAAGCAGATATATTAGTCACACCTCAGGCAAAAGAAGTAAGCAAGTTTCACATACACAAAATACCTGCCAATTCTAAGTACAAAGGTGTACATAAGCATCTTGCTATGATGTACCTTGCAAAATCAAAAGGTTTGCTTTGGAGTGCGTTTCAAGGTTTGTTTAATAGAAACAAAGAAGGAAAACGTGGAGACTTTATAACTAACAAATTAGATACAATTGCTTACTTGTTGATCGGAGTAAACGGTAAAGAACAAGACTTTGATTGTTTTGAAAGTATTGTAGCAGCACTTCCTGTTGATGTTGCAAATAAAATGATTGCAGACTTGAAAGAAGATCCTAGCTGGAAAGAAATTGCATGAAAATTTTTGAAGTAATTAGAAGTAATGAAATAAATCCTAACATGGCCAGAACAGCAGAGTTGACAGCTGACTATGCTGACCGAGTAACACCAACCAATCACAAAATTGGCAACTGGAATATATTTGAAATTAAGCCTGGAGTACGTAGCCGTGCTGAATTAATGCTATTTGTTGGGGTCGAAGACGGACCTAATGAATTACCTGAATTGTACGGACAGCTTGCATTACTAAAGCAACCGCACCAAGGCAAAGACTTTGTGTTTTCCGAAATATACTTTGATCCTGTTTTACAAGGAAAAGGAATTGCATTACAGTTGTACAAACTGGCTATAGAAAAATATGGATACACAATTGTAAGCGACACCAGTCAAACAAAGGGCAGTGAAAAACTTTGGAATTCTCTTGCAAGAGATCCACGCATTAATGTTTATGCATGGGAAACCGATAGCGATTCTTTTAGAGAATTTGACCCAGATGATCCAGACGATGTGTATTATGATCCTAGCGAAATAAACATACTTAAAAAAGAACTATCAGACATACAAGATCGTCTACATCAGCAATACATGTCTGGCAATATCGACGACGATGAATACGGAAATTTATTAAAACAGTATGCTGATCCGATATATGACGACCTAGAAGCAATGGAAAGAGCACAAGACACTCGTTTGGTTGCAACAGCAAAAAATATAAAGACAACAGTATCTGAGGCTGTACTCAACGAACAGCCAGTTCTTTCTAGTTGGATAACTGACATTACCTTACAAAAAAATGAACGTGATGTCACAATGACATTGGGCAACGGACGTAGATATAAGGTTGCAAGTGTTGGCAGACCTGTGTATACTGCTTGGGTAAACAGCAACTCTAAGGGAAAATTTTGGCACACAAATATCAAACGTCGTCATCGAGTATTGAGACTTTTGTAAAACCAAGAGTAGGCAGAGAATTTCAGCACCTTGAAGACCTGGTCTTTATTGAAGGGAGTGCGGGTGCAGAACGTGCATTGCATGTAATTAAAAATCTAAGAGAAGCTTCGGTTAAGTGGGACGGAAATCCTACGATATATTGGGGACGCAATGCACTTGGACAGTTTGTACTTGTAAATAAAAATGCATGGGGCAAAGCTGAATGCACTAGCCCGGATATGCTAGAAGAATTTATTCTAACTAGTGGCCGAGGAGAACCCTGGCGTCCTGCATTTGCAGAAAGTCTTGTGCGTATTTGGCCACTTTTAGAAGCAGCTACTCCAAAATGGACACAAGGATATGTGTACGGGGATTTGCTTTTCTATCCTAATCGCCCTGCACAAATTGCAAACGAGTCTGTAGAGTTTACTCCAAACAAAGTAACTTACAAAGTTAATACAAACACAGCATTGGGTGCAAAACTAGATGAAGCAAAAGTATGCATTGCTGCCCACAAGTTTTATCGCAAATTTGGAGATGCAGATGGTGTATTCTTTCAGCATGAAAATGTGTATGAAAGCACAAGTGTATCTGTAATTACACAAACTAGAATTAAATCTAACATTGTAGTTGAGCAAAACAAAATTGCAAAATTGCAAAACATAATTTCAGAGTCGGATATAGACAGTTTTCTTGCACCTATAGCAGGATTAGGCGATCTTAAAAATATTATCTATACATATGTAAATCAAACAAGTAAAGCAGGAAAGTTAGATACACTAGGAGAAACTTTTTTTGATTGGCTAGCAACTTCAAAGGTGAGTCATCCAAAACAATCTAAGATCGCTAAATTAGCTGAAGAGCATCCTTATGCATTGCCCACTATCTTTAATTTAGTAAAAGGTATCATGGAATTAAAAAATAATATAATCGAGCAGTTTGACTCTGTGTCAGAAATACAGTCGTACACACTAAACGAAAGCGGCGGCGAAGGATATATGATTCTTGATGAACAAATTAAGCTAGTGCCCAGACATCGATGGGTTCCTGATTAATTCGTGTTTTAACCCCATTATCATAAGTATTTTTGCTTCTATGGTAAATAATAATAACAATACTTACGGAGCGTAAGTTTGTTGCCATAGAGTACAAGGAGATTTAAAATGGCAGACGTATATTCAGTATCAGTTGGCGCAACTACAGTTGGCGCAAACGCTCGTGTAGCAAAAGCAAATTATGCATTTGGTACACCAAACCTAAAGTTCGTTAAAGTTGCAGCAGTTAACAGTGCCGCAGCAGTTAACTTTTCAGCAGAAACTGCAAACAGCAACTTCTACAAAGCACTAAATGCTCTACAAGGTTTTGCTGAAATTTATTGGGCAGATGGCGGCACTGAAGGTTTCATCGTAGCATACAATGAAAACACTGCAAACAGTGGTTCAGCAGCAACACCATCAGTAAGCAACGGCTCATGGGGTGCAGCAGAAGCAGCAATTCTAGCAGCAATTGGTGCAGACACTTCATGCACAATCACAGCAGTTGATTTGGCAACTAACGGTCTATCGATCGACTAATAGTTGTAAAACTAAAATCAAAGGGTTCGCGTTTTGCGGACCCTTTTTTTATGACCGATAAGTAATGTTATGAGATTTCAGTTATTAACACTTATAGATATTACACAGACTCGTGCTCGAAAAGGTGACGACAGTTTTTTACAAAAGCAACAGCAAAACTATCTTACTGCCATACAAACTATAAGTATGCGAGCAAATCCAGAAATACGCACAACAACTAGTTGTGATGACAGAGATATAACAGGATTAGGTTTTGGCACATTGTATAAAGGCAACCATCGAGTATGGAAACTAAATTTTAATTTTGAGTTTGACAACAGTCATTCAATTGACACATTAAAGTTTGATTTTAATTTAGTCCCTGTTATTAAAAACTTAAACGAAACAGTTGACTTAGAAGATGCTGCGTTTATAACAAGCTCAGAAGAACTCAACAACATAGTGTTTCTCAACTTAGACGATTTTACATAATATGATAAATATACAAAAGGCAAGAACAAAGGCATTTAAAAATATTCATTACTGTCGCAAAATGGAGAAATAAATGTCGACTGCCTTAACAACTGACTTAGAAAAAGAAAGCCTTGAAGCACACGTTGATTTATGTGCATTAAGATATCAACAACTAGATAATCGTTTGACCAAGGTAGAAGGAAAACTTGATAGTATTTCTGCAGAAATGAAATCAGCCAACCAATCATTAGTCAAGGTTATAATCGGTGCCGCTGCTACTATTAGTTCTGGCTTGCTCGGAACAATCGTAGTAATGTTAATGAAATTCTAAACACGATAAATAACTTTATGTTATTGCGTGAATTATTTGATCAACCTGTAAATGAAAAAGTAGTGTGGGGGAGAACTGGTAAATCAGTTGTTCGCAAATATCGTTGCTCCGGCGGGAAACGACACGGTCGTGTTGTTAGCAAAATGGCACAATGTTTTGCTCCACTTGACTTTAAACAGAGTGCAAGTTTTAAGCGAACCAAATCGAGATTTGGCAGACGCATGGCTAGAAAAGCTGGAAGAACAAAGCGTGTAAATCCTGCTAGTCGTAGAATACAAGCGTTGAACAGATAACAAACAGCGGACAGAAAGAAAATAAGATAATGCGAGCAGATGAATTTATTAACAGCGACGAAAAGCTAGACGAAATATTACCTCTTATTGGAATGGCTGCCGGGGCGGCTGCTAGATCAGTAGCAGGCATGGCTGCTAAACAGGTTGGAAAAGCTGTAGCAGGCGCCGCTGCACAGAAAATAGGACAAAAAGTTGCCGGAATGGCAGGCTCGCAAAAACAACCAACATTGCCCGGCGATAACACAGCCTATGCAGACGTTGATAGAGCAAAAGATGCTTTATTGCAACCGGGAAAAAAGTTAGTGCTTCCAACTCAAGCCGGAACCCCTCAAGCATTCAAGATTACAAAAGTAGCAGGCGATGAAGTAGAAATAGAAAACCCGGATGCAATTAAAGATCCTAGCCAGCCAGATAAAATTACTTATAACAAGCAAGATATTAAGAAATCGATATCAATATGAAATTTAATGAGTTAATTAAAGAATTTTCAATACAGATGAGCAATGAAGAAAAAACATTGCTTGACAAGATATCAAAACCGTGTTATGTTGAGTCATTCTCACAGAGAGAACAATATGTGATTGAAAACTTAATTAAAAAAAGTTTGCTTTCAAAGGTATATTATAAAGGTAGCACGGTAGTAATTCCAAATGAAAGACCTTGACATAGCTATTCAGGAACTTGAAGACATAATCGACTCTAAAATGAACAATTTTTCGTTGCCTTATAAAAAGGGCAACAGTGTCAGACTCGGACATATTGTCATAAGAAAAAGCAAAAATCTCGGATATATAGTATTCGATACTAAACTAAACAAACCCATAACAACTACTTTTAGTATAACAGGGGCTCTTGCCGTAGCAAAAGCTTCTATTAAAAAGTCTCCAATTTATACTATTATGAAATACGATAACATAATAGAAAAAAATTATAATGACAGTCAATTTTATTCTCACATCATACATGGAAACGCCAGCGAGTCTCGCAAAAAAGCAGTAGCTTCTCGTCTTGAAATATCGAAGACAAAAATCGATGCTGCAAAAAATGCTCTTGATGAGTTCATTATGAAAGATATGTGATAAATAAATTAAACAATTCCAGGAACCCAACCATGAACATAAGAGAATTTGCTAAACCAGTTACTGCTAAGTCGTTAAACGAAAGCCTTGCTGCTCGATTCGGACAAAAGATTAATTTAGAGCGTTTTACAATAGAACAGCTTCAAGATGCACGTAATAGATTGCGTACAAAACTAAGTCAAGTAGAAACAAACGAATCGTTTGACGCTGTTCATAATGAAACTTATCAAAAATCAAAAATGATGCTTGATGTATTAAATGCTGCTCTTTCCGAAAGAGGACATGTTGAAGAAGACACTTCAACTAAGCGTTTAAGAGAAGGCGAAGAAGACAAAGCTGAATTGGTAATGTCAGCTAAAGACATGGTTGATCGTCTAACTGGTTGGATGGAAGATGTAGCAGAAATGCAAACAGAATCTATGCTTGAACTTGCTGACGCAATTCGCGACGAGCTAGGACAAGAATCTTCAGAAGCATTTGTTGGATTGGTAAAGCCTGCACTTGACAGCCTCTACCAAGCTATGGAATCAACTCGTACTTCGTTAACTGGCGGTGTAAGTCAGTTGACCGGCGAAGGAACAGCACCAACACCTATGCCAGGTGAAGAACCAGGAATGGATGCAGATTTAGGTGCAGAAGACGAACTAGATGCAGACCTCGGCGGCGACATTACTCCGGTCAGTTCGGTAGACGACGACTTTGGAGCAGCAGAACCAGCAGCCGGCGGCGAAGAACCAGCAGATAGAGCAAAGCGTGAGTCAAAAGACTACTCAGCTAAAAAAGCAGCCGCAGGTAAAGACATTGGCAAGCCAGGCAAGCAATTTGCAAAGATTGCAAAGAGTGCAGGCGAAAAGTATGGTAGCAAAGAGCGTGGCGAAAAGGTAGCCGGTGCTGTTCTTAAAAAGCTACGCACAAAAGAATCAGTAAATCCAACTACACTTGCAAACATACTTTCAAAAAAAAAGTAACTGAAGAAGTTAACGCTAATAAACTGTACCAACTTCTAGTTTTATTAAAAAATAAAGGAAACTTCAACGTTTCCTTTAATCAATTAAATCAATATATGAGTAACATGGGTGACGAAGGTTTCACTTATGATATCTTTCAACAAGCATACAACAGTGACCCTAAAATTCAAAATATAGTGGCTGACTTTAATAAAAACTCTGTTAAAATAAAAACAGGCGATGAAAATAATTTATCGAGAAAACCTACATCAGGAAAAAATACTGTTTCGGCAATGGCAAAAAGAGCAACTGACTTAGGTGATTTGTAAAAATTGTAATTAGGCATGACATTAATAAAAAAGAAATATGAATATAAAAAACTTTTAAGAGTTGAAGTAAATGGCAAAAGAAGATATGACTGGGGTGGCAGCATCCCAGTTCCTAGTGTTACAACAATTCTGTCAGAGACAAAAGATCAAACACACTTGATAGAATGGCGAAAGCGTGTTGGCGAAGAAAAAGCAAAAGAAATAACAGTTGAAGCTGCTGGTGTAGGTACTCGTATGCACAAGTATCTAGAAGATTATATCGACACCGGCAGTTGGCCAGTGCCTGGCAGCAATCCTTACGCTCAAAAAGCACATGCAATGGCAACTCGGATCAAAGTACATGCACTCGACGATGTAAACGAAATTTGGGGATCAGAAGTTTCTTTGTACATGCCAGATCTTTATGCAGGAACAACAGATTTAGTTGGACTGTACAAAGGCAATCCGTCAATCATGGATTTTAAACAGAGCAACAAAGTTAAAAAGAAAGAGTGGATTGAAGATTATTATCTTCAAATGACTGCGTATGCACTTGCTCATAATGAAATACACGGTACTAACATTCGTGAAGGACACATTTTTATGTGTACTAGAGACGAACAGTATTTGCAATTTGATCTGTGGCCCGATGAATTTGACGAATGGTCTCACAAATGGTGGGACCGAGTACACGACTACTATTCCAAGTACGCATAAATATATAAAAGCGTAGGAGTAGTTAAATGGCTGTAGTTCAAATCTCGAGAATTCAACATCGTAGAGGTAGAAAACTTACCAACACCGGAATGCCTCAATTAGCGTCGGGCGAAATTGGATGGGCAATTGATACACAAGAATTGTTTATTGGAAACGGGTCAGTAAGCGAAGGTGCTCCGTATGTTGGTAATACAAAAGTTCTTACCGAACACGACAACATTTTTACTCTTGCTGATCAGTATACTTATAAACCAGACGACAATCTTTGGGGATCTCAAATACCTGTAAGTAGACCCTTACAAGAAAGATTAGACGAGTTTGTATCTGTATTTTCTTTTGGAGCAACAGCTGACGGAACTGACCAAACAACAGCTATAGAAAATGCAGTAAACAATCTTTATAAAAACAGCGATAACGCTAGTAGAGTAATACTTTGGTTTCCTGCCGGTACCTATTTAATTTCCAGCACAATACAATTGCCTCCTTATGTAACACTTAGAGGTGCAGGAAAAGGTAAAACAAAAATCATTACATCAAACTGTGATGCGTTTACAACAATACACTATAATCCTAACAATGTGTTAGAAACAATCACAAACTTAAATCAAGCAAGATACATTGAAATGTCGGATATGACTATATCAATACCGTCAACATCTTACAAAGGTATAACAGTTGCATCCGGTGTTAACAGTGTGTTTAAAAATTTACGTTTTGAAGGTGCATGGGACTTTGGTGCTACAAATACTTCACACAGTGCAATAGTATTAACAGCAACAGCAACTGATATTACATCATCATTCAATCTTTTTGAAAATATTGAGATTGACAGTTTTAATTATGCAGTATATAGTGATGATGATGTTAAACATAACGTCTTCTCTAATTGCATTTTTTATAAGATTAAACAAGCAATTGCATTTGGACTAAACAGCGTCATTGGTAGTAATAACCAAATGACCGGTCCATTGTTTAACACTTTTGAAAAATGTATATTTGATCGCGTAGATCAAGAAGGCATCTATGTAAAAAATGGTGAATACAATGTAAGCAGAGAAAACAAATATCTAAACGTAGGTAATAACAGTGCAGGTACTCCAATACCGTTTTACTCTAATGTACGTTTTGAAACAAACACAAACATTTCTGATAACGACTATTTTGAAAGAACTGCATCACTTACACCAAACGAAGATGGCAACCCTTCTGTACTAAACTTTGATACACGTTATGTTCCTGAAATACACGGAAGAACTAACGTTAGACTACCTTATGCTAATGAAATTACAATAGGATATATGCCTGGTAAAGTACCAAGCGGTGATCCACAGGAAATTCTAAAGTTTCCTGTTATCAATAGCGGAACTATATTTGTTGATTATGTTTACACAGAAACTAACAATAATATAGTAAGAGAAGGTGTGCTTGAAATAGTATGTAACTTGGACACAGAAGAAGTTACAGTAAATGACGATTACACCTACTTAGGATCATCAACTGATTACAGCACTGCATTAACTTTTTATGCAGAGTTTGCTGACTTAGGTGGCGATCTAAACAAAGATACTATTAGAATTAATTGTATTAACACAATTGCTTCAGCAGACGACAAGTTTTATTATACAATAAGAGTAAAATCGTAACACATGTTTGATAAAAGATTTGAGGACAGGCTGCGAGCCTGGGCTGATTTTAGAAATCAGCTAGAGTTTTCTCACAACCCAATACAAGAGGTCATAGATTTTTATAATCGTGCTCCTTTAGTTAACATACAGGTTGATCCATATGACCAGACCAGTTGGCTAGATCCTTGGTCACTTTTAAGAGAAAATAATTATTGTAATTTTGCATTAATTTTAGGAATTGCCTATACTTTGCAATTAACCACTCGCTTTTCTGAGGCTCAATTTGAGATACATATCTGTACCGATAAGGAAAAGTCAGAGATAAAATATCTACTTTTTGTTGACAATTGTGTTATTGGATACAATAGAAATTGTGCAATAAAAGTTGTAGATTTACCACCATCTCTGCAATTCGAAAAATCTTATCGGCTACCTGCCCTACAATAAATATCTAACAAATTATAGAGTCTTAAAGAGGAATTTAATGATGATTCAAGTCACCAAACGTAATGGTAAAAAAGAACCCCTTGATATCGAAAAGTTACACAAAGTAGTTTTTCATGCATGTGAGGGTATTACAGGAGTAAGTCCTAGCGAAGTTGAAATTAAAAGTCAAATACAATTTTACAATGGTATTAAAACAAACGACATTCAAGAAACACTTATCAAGGCAGCAGCAGATCTTATTTCGGAAGAAAATCCAAATTACCAATACGTAGGTGGCAGACTAATCAATTATGGACTACGAAAAGAAGTATACGGGCAGTATAAACCATGCACAGTAAAAGAACTTGTAGTTCGCAATATTGAAAACGGTTTTTACGATACAGAACTAATCAACTATTATACTGACGAAGAATGGGAAAAAATTAATAGTTTTGTTAAGCACGAACGTGACGAAAACTTAACTTATGTTGCAATGGAGCAACTAAGAGGCAAGTATCTAGCACAGAATCGTGTAACAGGTGAAATCTTTGAAACTCCGCAGATGTGCTATATTTTAATCGCTGCAACACTGTTTCAAAGTTATCCAAAAGAAACAAGACTACAATGGGTCAAAGATTACTATGATGCTATATCTCTTCATGATATCAGTTTGCCTACTCCTGTTATGGCTGGTGTTCGCACACCTCAAAGACAGTTCAGTAGTTGCGTCCTTATTGAATCTGATGATAGCCTTGACAGTATCAATGCTACAACCAGTGCTATTGTTAAGTATGTGAGTCAAAAAGCTGGCATTGGTGTCGGCGGCGGGAAAATACGTGCAGTTGGATCGCCTGTTCGCAAAGGTGATGCATATCATACTGGTATTATTCCTTTCTACAAAATGTTCCAAGCAGCCGTTAAAAGCTGTAGTCAAGGCGGTGTTCGTGGAGGAGCAGCAACTATATACTATCCTGCCTGGCACTTAGAAGTTGAAGATCTTCTTGTGTTGAAGAATAACAAAGGCACAGAAGAAACTCGTGTACGTCATATGGACTACGGTGTACAGTTTAACAAACTAATGTACGAGCGTCTAATTACCGGAGGAAATATCACACTATTTTCGCCTAGCGATGTTCCTGGACTGTATGATGCGTTTTTTGCAGATCAAGAAAAGTTTAAAGAGCTTTATGAAACAGCAGAACGCAATACAAGAATTCGTAAAAAGACTGTTAGAGCAGCAGACTTGTTTGGTTCATTTATGGAAGAACGCAAAGCAACCGGCCGCATCTATTTGCAGAATGTAGACAATGCAAACGACCACGGATCGTTCTTGCCCGAAGTTGCACCTATTCGTCAAAGCAATCTTTGTGCAGAAATTGATCTTCCGACCAAGCCATTAAATGATTTAAATGATCCGGAGGGAGAAATCAGCCTTTGCACCCTTTCCGCCATTAACTGGGGTAATATTAAAACACCAGCAGACTTTGAGCGTGTATGTACTCTTGCAGTTCGCGGACTTGATGCACTGTTAAGCTATCAAGATTATCCTGTTCTAGCAGCACGTCTTTCAACTGAAAAGCGTCGTCCATTAGGAATTGGTATCATCAATTTTGCATACTGGATGGCCAAGCACGGCCTTTCCTATCAGCACATCGATACAGCAGGTCTTGCTGTGATTGATGAATGGGCAGAAGCTTGGAGTTACTATCTAATCAAAGCTAGTGCAGACATTGCTAAGGAGCAAGGTGCACCAAGTGGTAATTTAGAAACCAAGTATGGTCACGGTATTACTCCTAATCAAACTTACAAGAAAGATGTAGATACTCTTGTTCCGCATGTCGAACGCATGGATTGGGACAGTCTTCGTGCTCAACTACGGGAGACAGGTATTCGCAACAGCACACTAATGGCACTGATGCCCAGCGAAACATCTGCACAAATAGCAAATGCTACAAACGGTATTGAACCACCACGTGCCTACATTTCAGTTAAGCAAAGCAAGCACGGTGTTCTCAAGCAAGTTGTTCCAGAATACAAGCGTTTAAAGAACAAATACGATCTGCTTTGGGATCAGAAGTCGCCCGAAGGCTATCTAAAGATCATGGCTGTCTTACAGAAATATATTGACCAAGGTATTTCAGTAAACACCAGTTACAATCCTATTTTCTTTAACGACGAAAAAATTCCAATGAGTGTTATGCTACAGCACATGATTATGTTCTACAAGTACGGTGGAAAGCAGTTGTATTACTTTAATACAAACGACGGCGCAGGCGAAGTAGATTTATCTAAATTTGCCAAAGAAGATGTATTCGAAGCAGAATTACAAATTAGTGACGACGTTGCCTGCGAAAGCTGCACAATATGATTGACAGAGCCTACGGGCTCTGTTATATTCTTATATATAAATCTACTTAAGGACAGATTATGAGCGTTTTCGATCTTAATAATAAAGCTGATCACACAAAAGTTTTAGCATTTCTCGACCCCACAGGCGGCCCAACAGTTCAACGTTACGATACTATGAAGTATCCGTCGCTTGATAAATTTACAGACAAGCAACACGGATTCTTTTGGAGACCCAGCGAACTTGATCTTTACAAAGATGCAACAGAGTTTAAAGCTCTTACCGAACACGAACAACATATTTTTACCAGCAATCTAAAGCGTCAGATTTTGCTAGATTCTGTGCAGGGTCGTGCCCCAGTTGAAGCTTTTAGTCCTATTGTTAGTTTGCCCGAACTTGAAAATTGGATTCTAACTTGGACGTTTAGCGAAAGCATCCATAGCCGTAGTTACACTCACATTATCAGAAACGTGTATAACAATCCTAGCAAGATCTTCGACGAAATGATGGACATCGAAGAGATTGTGGATTGTGCAGAAGATATCAGTAAAAATTACGACGATCTGATTGAACTAGCATCGTGGTATAATCTGCTAGGTGAAGGAACTCACACAGTTAACGGCAAGACTATCACAGTAGATCTTTACGATCTTAAAAAGAAGTTGTGGCTTGCACTGATGAGTGTGAACATTCTCGAAGGTGTTCGTTTCTATGTTAGCTTTGCATGTAGTTGGGCATTTGCTGAACTTAAGAAGATGGAAGGCAATGCTAAGATTATCAAACTGATTGCACGTGATGAAAATCTGCATCTTGGTAGCACACAACTGTTGCTCGGGCTGCTTGCCAAAGACGATCCTGACTTTGCTAAGATTGCAGAAGAATGTCAAGAAGAAGCAGTTAAGATGTTTGTTGATGCAGTTAATCAAGAAAAAGTGTGGGCTGACTACTTGTTTAAAGACGGCAGCATGATCGGCTTGAACAAGCAACTGTTATGCGAATACATTGAATGGATTGCAGCACGTCGAATGAAAAAGGTTAATCTTCCTTGCCCATACAACGTTAAAAGCAATCCACTTCCTTGGACTGAAAAGTGGATCTCGGGTGCAGAAGTACAGGTTGCACCACAGGAAACAGAAATTAGTTCTTATATCATCGGTGATATCAAGCGAGACATCGATGACGATACATTTAAAGGGTTAAGCCTATGAGAAAACCTCGTAAGCCTCGCGGTCCTGCAAAAGTTAAAGCAGCGGCAAAAAGAGCAGTAAAGATTGGAAAAAAAAGGAAATGAGTGGAACTATCGTTTGGAGCAAAGACAATTGTCCGTATTGCGTAAAAGCAAAACGTATGCTGGATGGTAAAGGTATTCGTTACGAAGAAAGAAACATTAGCACCGGGCCGTGGACTAAAGAGCAATTGTTAGAAGCAGTTCCCAACGCACGAACTGTTCCGCAGATTTTCTTGCACGGAAATTATATTGGCGGATCAGATGCACTTGAAAAATATTTTGAAGATCATGACATGTGGAGAAATGATTAATGCTTATTGAAGCACCTATGAAAGACGGTGACACTGTTACTATCAAAACGTTTAACGGCGACGAGCTGGTTGCTAGACTTGTAGAAACTAAACCAAACACTTATGTGGTTTCCAAGCCAATGGCAATTATGGCAACACCGCAAGGACTAGGATTGGGTCCTTATACGTTTACAGTTAATCCGGATACAAAAATTGAGATTAACAAAAATGCAGTAATCTTTATTGCTAAAACTGATAGCGAAATGGCTAAACAATATATTAGCAGCACTAGCGGAATCAAACTTGTATGACAAACTTTGCTAGACTAGACGACGAAACTACAGGTGTTTGTAGCATACACGGTCCTCAAAGCGGAAAAATTACCGGAAGTGCAACAATAACATTTATCGAAGGTAAGTTAGCAGCAAGAGTCGGTGACGAAGTAACAGCTGATTGCGGACACAAAGGTAAAATAAGTGTAGCTTCGGGTAACATAATTGCCGAAGGCCAACGTGTTGCTAGGAAAGACGACCCATTCACCGGAACCTACACTGGAACAATCGTCGGCAGTGCTTCTAGAACAGGAACTGATAACAGCGTTTCCGGCGATGGCGGACCGCAATAACATATAGGTAAAAAATGAAGAAAATCTTAACAGACTGCGATGGTTGCACGTTTGATTGGGAAACTCCCTTCCACGAATGGATGGTTGAAAAAGGCTATAGCAAGGTTGTGCATGATACATATAACCTCGACATAGCCTATGCTATTCCGAAAAGTGAAAAGCGTGATCTTGTTCGTGATTTTAACGAAAGTGCTTGGATCAGTAACTTGCCAGCTTTTCGTGATGCTCGCAGTGGAATAGCACGTTTAGTTGAAGCCGGTTATACGTTTGATGCTATTACTAGCCTAAGCAAAGATCCGTTTGCACATTCTCTGCGATGGACTAATCTTCGTTCTCGTTTTGGAACTGATGCATTTGAACACTTAATCTGTCTCGATACTGGTGCAGACAAAGACGAAGCATTGGAAAAGTACGCCGACACTGGGTTATGGTGGATCGAGGATAAGCCAGAAAACTGCGACACTGGTTTAAAATTTGGTCTACGGCCGATCTTGATTGACCATTCACACAATCAGTGGTATACTAATCCAGCAGTGATTCGTGTCAAAACATGGAAAGAAATCTGTGAGGTAGTTCTCGGTGAGTGATACGCACGAACAGCTAAAACTAGCTTGGGCTATTTATTTGCAAGAAAACGATAAGTTTGAAGCAAAAGGCATCAAGACTAGTGCTGTTCGTGCGAGACAAGCACTCAACAACATGAAAGATCTTATCACAGAACGAAGAAAAGAAATACAAGAAAAGAAAAGTGACCTATAATAAATACAGTATAGGAGAACAGCATGAACACACTAAAAGATCTTAGAAATTACATTAAGTTAGAGTATGGTATTGATCCTGTGATGTTTGATGGAAAAACACTAGAATACAGAGCTGTTTCATTTGAACGTAACGAATCACCGTACATTTACGTAAACAGAGAAACAATGTCTGACATGTGGACTGTAAGACGTAAAAACCATAGTATTGATTTTTTTAGAACACGTGAGTTAGAAAAAGCTATTTCTCCTTCTGGAAGCTTATTGTACTACTTTATACCGGAGTCTAGATTTTAATGAATCAAGAAAACATCGATTATCTATATAATATTGGTAAACGTGTAGAATATTATTTCAATATAAGAAAAAAAGCAGTTAATTTTATTTTATCAAACAAAATAACAAATAACGATTTGTCTGTTCATTTAGTATTAATGTCGGCTATTTGGGCAGCAACACAGATTGGTGATGAATTAACCCAAGAAGATTTACTAGTATTGTTTGGACTTACTAGTAATTTTAATGACGAATTTAATCAGCAAGTTATGAAAATGCACCCAGACCAAGCACACTTAAGTTTAGAAGAAATCTTTAAGGCTGTAGTAGAAAATTTTAAATAATGGAAAAAAAATGTACTCAATAAGCAGAAATCACCACAATACTCCTCAAAATCTTATAGAAGAATTTATATCCAAAGGCGGACAAGTAAAAGTCTGTCCAGTAGGTGAACGCACAGAAGACATAGAATACACTGGCGGATTCTATGGAAAAAGAAAAAAGAAAACAGAAACAGTAGACGTTGAAATCAACGAAGATGAAAGTTAAAGCACATCTTGTAGATATAGACTGGCCTGTTAAGCTCGGCAATCCTTGCGGAGAAATCAGTCTTCCAGTGTTGATAAGACCGATGGATATTACCTATCTACGGTTAAAAGGCATTACTGTATTTGATTACACAGAAAGCTTAGGAATGGAAGATGAATGGGTTGATCCCGAATCATGCTATTCGCTAGGTATCGAAAAATAAATAACTTGTGACACAAGATCAATATAAAGAAGCCAATAGATATTATTGGATTGTTAAAGGCCAGCTAATTCCGGACGCTTGGAGCGAAAAAGACATATTGAGTGTATACAACGGCTACTTTGAACGTATCTGGGGTAATCACGAAAATGTTGTTCACGAAGAAGGCTTTGAAGAAGCATGGTCAAAAAAAATGTCACTAAAATAAAGATTTTACAAAAATTTCACAAAATTGTCATAAAACTGTTACAATGATGTTGTAAACTAATAATATCTTCAGAAATTGAAGATTTCATTAACAAAAGGATTAAAAATGAAAACATTTATAGCAGCGGCCGCAGTAGTCGCATTAACAGCTACGACAGCACTTGCAAGAGACAACGTACAGGTTACTGGCTCGTCAACTGTTCTACCATATGCAACTATTGTTGCTGAAGCATTTGGCGAAAACTTCGAATTCCCGTCACCGGTTGTTGAAGGCGGCGGTTCAGGTGCAGGCCGTAAGAAACTATGCGAAGGTACAGGTGAAAATACTGTAGACATTGCTAACAGCAGTTCTAAGATGAAAGAAGAAGAATATGCAGCTTGCGAAGCTGTAGTTGGCGAAGTAACTGAAGTTAGAATCGGCTATGACGGCATTGTATTTGCTTCAAATATTGACCAACTTAATATTGATAACTTAACGGTCAAGCAACTGTATAACGCACTACACGAGTCAAGCACTGCAAAACTATGGAGTGAAGTAGATTCGACACTTCCGGAAGTAGAAATCCTTGTATATATTCCAGGAACCAAGCACGGAACTCGTGAAGTGTTTGATGTAAAGGTTATGGAAGATGGTTGTAAAGCAGCTCTTGGTGTTGAAAAACTAGACGACGATCAAAAGAAGGCTTGTGTAAAAGTAAGAACTGACGGTGTAGCAATTGACATCGACGGCGACTATACAGAAACACTTGCACGCCTTGATGCTAATAAAACTTCACTAGGTGTATTTGGTCTTAGTTTCTATCAGAACAACACAAGCAAACTAGAAGTTGCAACAGTTGATGGAGTATTCCCAAGCGTCGAAACTATCTCAAGCGGTGATTACCCAATCAGCCGTCCATTGTTCTTCTATGTTAAGAACGCACACCTTGGAGTTATTCCAGGTCTTAAAGAATACGTCCAATTCTTTGTAAGTGATGAAATGGCAGGACCGGATGGTGCTCTAGCACAATACGGACTTGTTCCAGACCCAGAACTAGCAGCTACACAAGAGATGATTGCTAACTGGTAATTAAAAATAAAAATAGAGTGGCGAAAGTCACTCTATTTTCTTGACTGATACTAAGAAATAGCATATAAATAACTTGTGATGTTGAAGTTCACTGAACACGGGACAGACCCGGGGGCGGTACCCGGCGACTCCACCAAGTACACACTACCTAATAACAGCGGCGTACCCGTGGAGTTATTAGGAGTCTTGCAAGCTAGTGTGTATTTGCTGGGGTCGAAATAGGATCGATGTACGAACTAGGCAGGATGGAGTCACCCGGCGAAAGCTCGGTTAACGCAATAAAATTATAGTCGCAAACAGCAACTATGCTCCTCAGGAGCTCATGGTAGCCTAAGGGTTACGGGGGTTAGTCGCCTAGCAACAGAAAGACTGGAAAGGGTGTCTACGGGCACCCTTTTTTAATATGCCTTTTTAGAGTGTAACGTTTATATTAAAAATATAAATACTATTATTACAAACAAAAGGATATGTATCAATGTTTACTACAATGATTAAAAAATCAATACATAAAAGTCAGCACTGTCAGAGAAATTGGGACTTAGATAAACAAATCTCAGAAGAAGATTTACAAGTACTAGAAACTGCGGTAACTGCCTGTCCAAGTAAACAAAATATCGTTTTTTATAAACCATATTTTATCCAAGATAGAAAAGTTATTGAAGAAATACACAACACAACTAATGGCTTTACTGTAAACTACGATACAAAAGTATCGGTAACTAATAGTCAAACACTGGCAAATCTTTTAGTAGTATTAGTTGAAGATCAATCGTGGTTTGATGAGAAATACAGAAATCTCGAAATGTTAGCATCCCAAGAAATGCAAAAAGAACATGAAATCATGCAAAGAGACAAGCTTCTTTCTGTAGGAGTAGCAGCTGGATATCTTAATTTATCGGCTACTATGTTGGGACTATCAACTGGATGTTGCAGTTGCTTCGATGATGATAAGATAAGAAAAATTCTTAATATAAACGATTCTGTTTTGTTGTTAATGGGTATCGGATATCCAAACGATAACAAAAATCGAAGAGAGCATCACAAAGATCAAAATTTTATGTTCCCAACTTTCTCTAAAAAAATGGAAGTTATTAAAATTTAAAAACTGTGTCAAAGTTTTAACTAATAAGGCTAGGTTACATAATACCATATGAATTGGATAGAGATCGATAAAGTGCTTTATAGAATTATAGGGCGTCACGACAATGTAGACGCAATTTATTCCGAAGCACAAAAAACATTTAAATGGGATTTATCGCAAGTTAAAGCGGCGGTGGATCCGATATTAAAAAGACACAGCACAATTAAAATTACAGAAACTCCTAAAAAACTCACAAGGAGAAAATTAAAATGAAAATATACACAATATCTCCTAAGCCTGCAGAATTTGTTGTAACATTTTTAACAACAGATTATCCTAGTATACTTGAACCAGGGCCCCAAGAGGGCCAATTTTTTTTAACACAAACTGTTAAAAAATGGCAAGCCATAAATGACATAAAGCTTTTCTTAACCATAGAAAATAACATAGCTACTATGAAATTTTTAACAGACGAGGATGCAGAATTCTTTTACGAAGAGTGGGCTAAATAATGTATGCAAGACGAAAGCCCTAACACTCCTACTGAAGAAGAAAAGTTCGAAGTTAGCTTTAGAATTTTAGGTAACGAATTACTAGCTATGCAACTTATTAGTGCAAGCAAAAAAAAGAACTGGATAGTGTTTGGGCTAATTGCATTAATACTAATGTCTGTATTAGTAGAACGCTTATTGCCTGTTATAGACAAAATGACAACAGCATTATAGCTGTTGCAAAAATAGCACACATATCAAAATTAGAGTAGCAAAACACGTCAAACCTGTTCAAACTGGTTGCACGTTACAATAAAAACTGTATAACTACATTACAGATTCACAGAATTAACTGTGATCAGGTTTTAAAAGGATAGATAATGAAACTACTACTTTCTTCTATTGCAGCTATTGCGTTTGCTGGTGCTGCATTTGCTGCCGATGTTTCGACTGAAATTGGTGCAGACGTTACTAAAAACATTGCCGGAGACTACATTGTAACTCCGTCAGTCGATCTTTCTTTCGGCTCGAAAACCGAAGGTGCTACTGCATTTGGTAGCTTGGGCGTTGTTTCTGATAACGGCGACTTGGCTGTTGATACTTGGGCGTTGGGTCTTGCATTTGGTGCTACCAGTGTTAGCTTTGGCGATCAAGAGGACTTGTTCAGCTTTGGCGGACTTGAAGTCGTTGGCGGTGATACACTTGCAACTGTTGCAGACGATCACGAGTCGATCATTGTTAAGCACGGCAGCATTGCTGGCTTGATTGGTTTCACTGATATCGGTGCTGATGTTTCAGAAATTGAAAACGTTCAGCTTTCGTATGCTAAAGACTACGGCAAAATTGACGTAACTTCGGCACTTGACTACAACTTGGACACCGAAGACACTACTGTTGCTGTTTCAACTGGTGTTGAAGTTACTGAAGCAGTTTATGCTAACATGACTGTTACTTATGCAGATGCATTTGCATACGAAGCACTTGGTGCTTATACTCTTAACGAAGCTGTAAAAGTAAGTGCTTTTGTTAACGGCGACGAAGATGAATTTGCTCAAAACGTCGGTGCCGGTGTAGTTTACACCAAAGACAGCTTGAGTGCATACGCAGAAGTTGGCTACAACATTGACGCAGAAGAAGTAACTCCTGCTGTTGGTATTAGCTTCTCGTTCTAAGCAATAGGGATAGGCTATACGCCGTCCGAACTAAAGGTCGCCTAGTGCGGCCTTTTTTTATATTCTTTTTTAGGTAAATATTTTTATATTTTTAAATAACCTAAGGAAAAACATGAAAAAATTACTATTAGTATTACTTTTGCTTCCAGCTATGGCGTTTGCTGAAGTAAAAACACCAACTGGTGTAGCACACGAATTAAAAATTCTTCGCGTAGTAGACGGCGACACAGTGGAATTCGAAGCAGCATTCTTGCTAGATCCACTACCTAAGAAGTTGTCATTGCGTGTATGGGGTGTAGATACCCCAGAAAAAGGTGGCAGAGCAGAATGCAAAAAAGAAGCAGACATGGGCGATGCTGCTAGTAAGTTTACAAAAGATCTTCTAGCAAAATCTAAATCAACTAAAATTGTAATCTACGAATGGGACAAGTTTGGCGGCAGAGTTTTAGGCGATGTGTTAATTGATGGCAACAGCTTAACCAAGATGCTAATTGAAAAAGGATTTGCTAGAGAATACTACGGCGATAAAAAAACATCGTGGTGTAATTAAGTTGACAACTAGAGTTACTCCTGCTATATTAAGATATAATTTGCTAGGAGTAACTCTATGTCAATGCATCTTGTTGGACCTTATTTAACTACTACTAAGTACAACTCAAAACGTAAGATTGCTAATACAAAAAAACTGCGTGATGCAAAAGCAGAGCACGAAGCATGGCTTAAAAAGCACGGAATTGACGATGCTAGTCTTGCTAAAAAATTACCCAAGGATCGTCGAGGTAACCGTGTAAGTATACACGAAATTCCTAATTACCAAGAACACGCACCAAAAGTTAAACTCAGCAATCAAGTTGCAGGGTCTGGTGCTAAAACAGAAGAAAAACGCTACACAGGTACGCTTATTAAAGGTATTGCTACTATGCACAAAAGCAATGCTGTTCCTATTATGAACAAACAACAGGCTATCGAAGTTAGCAACATGCGTAGAGGTTAATCTACTGTTATATTGCTAAAAAAGGTAGGATAAATATTACATGTTCTTAGGTTTTCTTACAATGCTAACAGCATTGAGTATCAGTGCTGTTGCAATATACTATTCGGTAGCAGGTCTTGTAGCAATATTTGCTGCGGCCGCAGTGCCTATTATTATCATGGGCAGTGTGTTAGAAATAGCAAAGTTGGTTACTGCCGTATGGTTACACTACTACTGGGATCGTGCAGTATGGTGGTTAAAAACTTATCTACTAGTTTCTGTTGCTGTTTTGATGTTGATCACCAGCATGGGTATCTTTGGTTTCTTATCTAAAGCACACATTGATCAAACTGCCAGTGCTAAGGATGGCTTAGCAAGATTAGAACAAATTGACAACCAAATTGTTAAACAACAAAGCATCATCACCAAAGCAGAACAAGAAATTGAAAAACTTGAAATTGCTGGTACTAACCGCGATGAAGAAATACAAACACAAATTGACAAAGAGCAGTTGCGTATAGATTCTGCTTATGCTCGTATTCAGCCTGCAATTGACGAACAAAATAGTATTATTGAAAAAGAAGAACAAAGACTTGGCGGCGGTCTATCGTTGTATGAAGATCAACTAGCTACAGTTAACAGCAATTTACAAAATATCGAACAATATATTTCGTCTGACAACATCAAAGCATTGCAAGCATTGGTAGGTGTTCGTGCAGATGGCAGACTAGGACCTGCTACCACACAAGCAATCGAAGCGTATAGAATTGCACAGACTGCTGAAAAACAAAGATTGGCAGAACTAATTGCACAAGAAAGCAGCAAACTATCCTCGCCAGTAATTGATGCAGCTCGTAGCGAAATACAACGTTTACGAAGTTTAGCTGAAACAGAAATTAAAAATTCAAATGAATTGATCAACAGACTTAGACAACAGCTAGGTACAACTAACGAAGAAAAAGTTGCAACGGAAATAGCACAACAAAACACAGTTATTGTTGAGGCTGAAAAGGTTATATCAACTTTAGCAGAACAAAAATACGGATTAGAAGCAGAATATAGAAAACTAGAAGCAGAAGTAGGCCCTATCAAATATCTTGCAGAATTTGTATATGGCGAGTCTGGTAACAAAGATCTTTTAGAAGAAGCAGTGCGTTGGGTAATTATTTTAATAATTTTTGTGTTTGATCCATTGGCTGTGTTGCTGCTGATTGCAAGTCAACACACATTTAATTTTCACAAAGAACTTCGCACAAAAGAGGATTTAAAAAATGATGTATCTGATAGACCTGATTATGAACAATCAGATAACAAAGATCTCAAAGCCACAACCACAACCCCAACCAGTGTTGCAGCCACAGCCACAACCACAGAGAAAACCGGGCCCAACAATGGCGGAACTGAAATTGATGATACCTTGTCTAGAACAAGATCTCAAAACGGAGGACTAGACAATGATAGAATTATTCCGAAAACTAACACTGATGCAGATGCAATCGTGGGAGAACTTCGTACAGAAGACCTTGCTTCCGCCGCAGTTGAAGATGATGCAGGAGTGGAACCGCGTGAAGTATCAGATGATGAAACTCGACAAAGAAGAATAAACGAGCTAGATGCAATAGAAAGTCACGCCGAAAACAAGCTTGCAAAAATACAGTGGAAACAAGATCATCCAGATTTAACTATCAAAGAGTTTAAAGAAGCATATATAAATGGAGAGATTGATCGCCTTCCTTGGGAAGCGTATGTTCAAAACTCCGAACAAAACCCTAACAGTATCTGGAATAAAATAAGATCTGACAATGAATAATATTGTTATAATTACTCCGCCGGATATATTAAACAATGATGCATTTAGTATTTGTTTAATACATCCTAGAAAAGAGTTAAAAGAAACTTTGCACGATATTTTAACTCGCGTTGAAATAAATGTAAATGTTTTTTTATACGAATTATTAGCAGACTATGATATTGAATGGCTGTTAAATGTGGTAAAGTCATCCGATGTAGTTTTAATTGATGTTGATAATTGTGACGTACTTACAAAAGTTTTTTCTAGTCATATTATTGCACAACCGAAAACATTTTACTTGACAAATGATAACTATACCCCTTATAATGTAATAAGCAAGAACAGAGTTTATGATCTGTCTTGGTTAGAAAATATTCTTAATAGAGGAACAAATGAATAAATTTCACCAAACCGATAGCTATCCTAAAGGTTTAAGAGTTGAGGTCCATAATAACGATCTCACAAAGGCACTACGCAAACTTAAAAAGAAAATTGCAGACGACGGTATTATGCAAGATATTAAAAATAAAGAATTTTTTGAAAGCAAAAGTCTCAAGCGTCGTAAAGCAAAAGAAGCTGCAATTAGACGTTACAAGAAAACACAAAAAATGCAAGACCTCTAAGGTTTAAAATGCGTTTAGATTTAGATATAAAATTAGATTATAAAGACGTTCTTATACGTCCCAAAAGAAGTACATTAGGAAGTCGTGCAGAAGTAGATCTAATACGTAACTTTACGTTTAGAAACTATGTTCCTGGATTTCCTGAAAACACAGAAGATTATCATTATCGTGGTATTCCTATTATGGCAGCCAACATGGACGGTGTTGGCACATTTGAAGTAGCAGATGCTCTTGCGAAGCAAGGACTGTTTACATGCCTTGTAAAAACTTACACAGAAAAAGAATTAGTCGATTATTTTAATCAAGAACCGGGCGGCATTTATAGAACAGATCATGTTGCTATGAGTATCGGAGTAAGCAATGCAGATTACGAAAAGTTCTGTAAAGTTTATTTAAGTCTCGGTGCTAGATTAAAATACCTCTGTATCGATGTTGCTAATGGATATACAGAAACTTTTGTTAATCATGTAAGAAACATTCGCGAACGCTATCCGGAAATAGTTATTATTGCCGGTAACGTAGTAACAGGCGAAATGACGGAGGAACTTATTCTTGCTGGAGCAGATATCGTTAAAGTTGGCATTGGTCCTGGTAGTGTTTGTACTACTCGTATACAGACTGGTGTGGGTTATCCGCAATTATCAGCAGTTATCGAATGTGCAGATGCTGCTCATGGACTCGGTGGTCATATTATTGCTGACGGGGGTTGCACTTGTCCTGGCGACGTAGCCAAAGCATTTGCAGCCGGTGCTGACTTTGTAATGCTAGGTGGAATGTTAGCCGGGCATGATCAAGGCGGCGGCAACGTTATACACAAGGCTTTCAAGACTGGCGAAATACACTATGATAACGGCGACGAAATACTTGATATAAAAAAGTTTGTGCAGTTTTATGGTATGAGTTCAAAAGCTGCTAACGATAAACACTTCGGTGGCTTAAAAGATTACAGAGCATCCGAAGGTAGAGAAGTTCTTGTACCTTACAGAGGTGATGTACAAGTAACTGTGCAAGAAATACTAGGCGGGCTGCGTAGTACTTGCACGTATGCAGGTGCTAAGACATTAAAACAACTTAGCAAATGCACAACCTTTGTACGTGTAACACAGCAATTTAATGCTGTTTATGCGAACAATGGTAAATAAAAGTGGAACGCCAAAACGGGTTCCGAAAGATCTTGCTTAAATAAGGAGATATAAAATGACAAGACTTACAACATTAGACCTACCCTCATTTCATCGTGCCACAGTTGGCTTTGACAGAATTTTTAATGAAATTGAACGTCAATTTGCCAATTCTCCAAATACCAACAACTATCCTCCATACAACGTTGCTGAAATCAACGAAAACGAATGGATGATCAGTATTGCAGTTGCTGGCTTTGGAATGGACAATCTCGATATTGTACACGATAAAAATATCTTGACTGTTGAGGGCACATCTCCAAAAGGAGACGAGGAAGTAAAGTATCTACACAAGGGACTCGGAAGACGCAGTTTCCGTAGAAGCTTTACACTAGCCGACTTTGTTGAAGTTGCAAACGCAACCCTTGAGCTCGGTATGCTAAATATTCATCTAAAGCGTAATGTTCCAGAAGAACTACAGCCGAAGAGAATTGAAATTATTGCTAACTAATGTCTAATTGTTAGAGGGTGCAACACCCTCTAACAAACCTTGGAGAAAAATAAATGACAAATGATGTATATAAACAAAAAGAACAACTCGACATTGCTAAAGTTAATGAAAAAATAAAAGTTGATTATAAAGAACCGTCGAGATTTAAGGTTGTGTTTTTAAATGACGACCATACTCCAATGGAATTTGTAGTTATGTTATTAGTCAAACTTTTTAAACACTCTGAAGAAACTGCACACGCTCTTACTATGAAAATTCACGAAGAAGGTTCGGGAGTTGTTGGAGTTTACAGTTATGAAATTGCCGAAGAAAAGGCCATAGAAACAATTTCTGTTTGCAGAGATAACGGGTTTCCTTTAAGAATTAAATTAGAGGAAGAAGCTTGAAGTTAAAAGAACTAACATACGAAGTTCATCAACGTGCTGAACGTACCGAATTTGCACGAAATCTTCTTAAAGGGCTTTCTCCAGAAGAATACCATCGTTATCTGTATAATCAGTATATGATATATTCTATACTTGAAGATGCTGCCAAGCATGTATTACCTGAACTAAAAGAAATCTATAGAGCAGAACGCATTTATGCAGATATCAGAGAACTCGAACGAGAATACGCTATAGGCACCACACCCAGTCTCTTAATGCCAGTTGTGCGTGAATATGAAAAGCATATTATAAATCTAAATCGAGAAGGTATACTTGCTCACATTTACGTTCGTCATTTTGGCGATATGTATGGCGGCCAGATGATTAAGAAACGTAATCCAGGATCAGGAACTATGTATGATTTTGATAACGTTGAAGAACTTAAAACTAAGGTTAGATCAATGCTGTCAGATGACATGGCAGAAGAAGCAAATCGTTGTTTTGAGTTTGCTATTCAATTGTTTACGGAATTAACCAATGAGTGAAGTTTGGAATCAGTTAGTCAATCTTCAAGATAAAATTATATCTAAACTCAACTCGTGTGCCACAGAAGTATACGAGCCTGGCATGGATAGATTTAATCAGCCGGGCTGGGTGAATAGAGTTTGGCAAAACGACACAATTCGTCGTGCCCATGTTGATGTGGTTGATGCAAGATCAACTAAAGGACTGTGGATGATGCATGTTTGTTTATTTCCACATTGCACAGATACTGCACCAATTTACGGGCTAGACATAATAGCAGGTAAAAATAAAGTTACAGGATTTTTTCACGATTTTAGTCCAACTGTAGCACCTAATCATACAATGATTATAAACTTTGGAAAAGTTGTATCTGAGTATGACTGGAAAAAAGAAAGAGAGCTTCCTGACTGGGCTAAAGCTATTTTTAGTCAGTATATGGTTGCTGTTGGTAATGTAAATACCAACGAAGAATTAGAATCGTTAATAGACTTAAGTCTTAACAATCTTGATGACTGGCTTGGATATTACAGATACACAAAATGCACTTACGAAGAAGGCGCGGCAGCACAAAATCGTTATGCATATTATCAAAAACAAAATCCGCATACACCAAGAACAATGACAGCTCTTGGACTAAACGAAGAAGATGTACAAGTTTTTGTACAGGAATGCTTGTTTCCTGATATAAAATAATATTAGCATACATAGAAATGACTCCGTTAGTTAAATAATAATGGAGGGCATTCCAATGAAAAAAATAATAATAATCGCATGTTTGATTGCGAATCCGGCCCTAGCGGATATCGTGTTTGAATTTAATTCCCCTGCTTTTAGCGGCAATGGATATAGTACACACGTTCTTACTATTGAACAGTTAGAGCAACAACGCAGAGATAAAATTAAAGCAGACGAGCAAGCAGAACTTGATCGCATTGAGCGTGAATATCGTAACAGTAACGCTTATAAATTTCAAAACAACTTAGAAAGTCGTATCTACGCACAACTGTCAAAACAAATAGCAGATGCACTATTTGGCGAAGGCGGCACCATTACAATAGGAGAATGGGCAGAAGCAGAAACTCCATTCGGCGATAATATTCGTTGGATGAGAGATGTTGATGACAGAATTTATATAGAGGTATACGACTCAAATGGAGAGTTAGTATCTAGCTTTGATGTACCAGTAGGGGAGTTTGCGTTCTAATGAAAATACTATTATCTATATTGCTGGCCACATCTATATTAGCAAGTTGTTCATCTACAGTGAATAGAATTGAAAGTGAACCGCCGCAGGTTGTGATCACAGACGAAGAATACCTAAATGCACTTCCTCCTCTAGCAGGACCTATGGTAGCAGCAGTGTATCAATTTGAAGATAAAACAGGGCAGCGTAAACCTAGTGAACGCCTTGCAAATATCAGCACAGCCGTTACACAAGGTGCAAGTGAATACGTAATTAAAGCACTACGCGAAGTAGGCAACGGTACATGGTTTAAAGTTGTTGAACGTGTGGGATTAGAAAACTTGTCTAAAGAGCGTCAGATTATTAGACAGACCAGAGAAAGTGTAGGAGACGAAACTCCTCTAGCACCAATGATGTTTGCAGGACTAATTGTAGAAGGTGCTATAGTTGGTTATGATTCAAATACTCTAACAGGCGGAGCGGGGGCACGCTATTTAGGTATAGGACCGAGCACTCAATACACAGAAGATGTTATAACTGTAACAATGCGTTGTGTAAGTGTGCAGACCGGTGAAATATTAACCAGCACGGCGGTAACAAAAACAGTTGTAAGCACTAGCACAGATATGGGGGTATTTCGCTTTATTGAGTTAGGCACACAAGCAGTTGAATTAGAAGTGGGCAACAGTCAAAACGAAAGCGTAAATCATGCTGTAAGATTGGCAATTCAAGCAGCAATAGTAGAAATGATAAAGGAAGGTGCGGATAACGGTATCTGGACCATCCAACAATAAACAGAGTAAGATAAAACTTACCAATACGAGGGCAAAAAAATGAAAAAGATTCTAACCACAGTGGCTTTCTCTATGTTGGCAACAACAGCGATAGCAAGTGAAGTATATATTGATCAAGCAGGTGGTGCATTGAATGTAGATGTGCTACAAGAAAATGGACTTAACCGTGTTAATAGAGAAGACAACCCTTTTGATATTGAAGGAAATGACATTGATATTAACATAACTCAAAACGGCGACGGCAACGAAGCAGATTTTGAATTAGAATCAGGGGCAAATAATACTACACTGGTCTACAGTGCCGCTGGAGATTATAACACTATAATTGGACAAATATTTGGCGGAATTTCAAATACATTTGATACTACTATTACTGGTAGTTCGAACGCTATTACATACTGTAGAGATTATACAAACAGTAATTGTAATGGTGTAATTGTTAACAATACCACAACTACAGTAGAACTAATAGGTAGTAATAACCAGTTGAACTTTGCATTAGACAGTGCAGATAGCACTAATAATATAAAAATAGGACAAACTACTCCTAGCGATCAAAACGTGTTCAATCTTACACAAATTTCAACAGCAGGCTATGACTCTGTAACTGCTAACATTGATGGAGATTCAAACACTACCGATATTACTCAAAATACCACAGGTGGAAACAATGTAGTAATTATGGACATCATTGGTGGAAACAACGTATTAGCATTTACTCAAACTGGAGCAGCAGGTTATAACAATATCACAATGGACATAACCGGAAACTCCAATGCATTTACGTTTGATCAACAGACTGCTATAGGATATACTTATATCACTGGTGTAGTTGCTGGTAATTCAAATACTGTGAATATATTACAGAACTAATATGTGGCGTTGGTTTGGAATAATGGTTATTATACCTAGCATAGCATTTGCTGAAGTGGGCAGTATCACAGAGTTTGATGGCAATCCTGCAGGTGCTGTTCGTAGCAAAGAAGAACTTGTTTTTGAACAAGCAGGGTTCGGTGTGGAAATGCTAGACAAGTTGATTACTGCTCAAACTAATTTAGAAATTACATTTGAAGACGATTCAAAAGTAAGAATTACTGAACAAAGTGAATTAGTGATAGACGATTTTGTATATGACCCAAACACCAGCACAGGAAGTATGAGTATGAAAGTTGCCCTCGGCACTGTACAAATGACCAGCGGTAAACTAGCTAAAACTAGCCGAGATCGTGTAAGTATAAACACGCCTACTGCTAGCATAACAGTTAGAGGTACTGATTTTTCAATGACTGTGGACGAGTTAGGTCGTAGTCTGATAATTCTGCTTCCAAGTTGCCCTGACGAAACACTCAACGAAGACGAATGTCCAGTGGGTGCTATTACAGTTAGTAACGCAGCAGGTAGTGTATCTCTTAACGAAGCATACCAAGGAACTATGGTAAGCAGTATGGCAATGTTACCAAGCGATCCTCGTAGATTATTGTTACAAAGATCAAATATTAACAATGAATTAATCATTGTTCCTCCTAGTGAATTTCCAAACGGATTTGCTACTGAAGACGAAGAAGAAGAAATTAGAACAGGCCTTGATGTAGACTTTTTAGAATATCAAGAACTTAGCGTAAATTTATTAAACGACGATCTTCTTAACTTTTCACAATTAGACGTAAACAGGCTTAATAACAAATACTTGGATAACTTTTTAGATTTCACACCAGGCTTAGACGACAACGAACTAGATGAAGAAGAAAATACAATTTTACCAAACATACACAAATATCCATGGATGACATGGATTGCAAACGAAGAAAGCATATTTATAGACAGTGATCGCCCTCCTCACATTGCTGTTCTAAATACCAGGGCAGACACACACGGAACTTACAGTCTTACACAAGACGACTACGTTGCAAACGTTCAAATACAAGACGGTGGCGACAACATCAATATTAAGGTGGTACAAAAACAATGAAAACAATAATAAAAATAATCGCAACATTTTTTGTACTAACATTTGCCACAGCAGCAAACGCTGCAATTACAGATGGTAAATTTGGTATAGCACAAATATTTGACGTTCAATATTATTGGAATGGAACAACGCTTAATGCAAGCAACTTTATTGCTCCATACGATAAGGACTTCAACACAGTAACAGCAACCTCCGGGCAGTATTTTGAATTTTTTGATTCAACAGTGCAACCGGGAAAACAAGGTCTAAGATTAATGAATTCCAACGGAACACTGGATCGTATTATTCATGACTACGGAGACATTACAGCACTAGGCTCCGGCGCCATATTTTATATCGGCAGCGGATTCTTTGGTAATGTTATCTCGACAGCACAAGGTTATAACTATGGATCTAGTGCTTCGTTTACAAATATGGATACAAGTGTAGATTCAAGTGATTTAACAAGTTACACTTTCGCAAGTTCGCAGCCGCTAGCAGCAGGACAAAGTGCTGCTCCAGCAGGTCCAACTTATACTAACCTAAACAGTACTATAACAACTGTTTATCCAACTAGTACTAATACACCTGCAGGTGAAGAAGCCATTAAAGCAGTCGACGGCAGCGGCAGCACCAAGTATCTTAACTTTGACAGAGAAACAGCAGGTTTCACTGTAAAATTAAGTGCAGGTCGTGTGGTAAAAGCATTGCAATTCACAACAGCAAACGATTTTGCATTGCGTGATCCAACTAAGTTTACACTTTATGGTTCAAACGATGGTGTTACTTGGACAGCAATTGTACAAGATCAACCTATTACACTGCCTAGCGGACGTGGTGTAACAATAGATCCTGTAGTTATTACAAACACAACAGCATATGTTTATTACTTTATTACATTCCCTGAATTAAAGTCAACAACAGATCCTAGTTGTGCTAATCCAACTACACAACAACAGATACTTGCTTGCGACAGTGTTCAGATTGCAGAAGTAATATTCTTGATGGAAGACGGCGATACCACTACCAGCACTGACCAAGGTTCAGGAAGTGTAAGCAACCCAGGTCCACAAGTACAAGTACCGTTAACCAGTATCACAAGTGTACAACAAGCACAAGTTGCAACAGCATTTGCTATTACAAGTGGCAACAATGTTGACTTTACTATTATAGGTAGTTCAAACACAGTTGACATTGAACAACTAAGCAATGGTAACTATGTATTACTTTACTTAAACGGTAGTTCAAACACACTGGATATTTCACAGAGTGGATCAAATGCTGATAGAAACTTTGCTGACATTAACATTGTAGGCAGCAACAACACTATGACATTTGAACAAAGTGGTAACAGCAACAAAACAGCATTTTTAGATATTGACGGTAGTTACGGAACATACAACATTACTCAAACAGGAACTGGACTACATCATTTAGATCTTACCAACGTCGGCGATGATGCTACAGTTACAGTATTGCAAGAAGGTGCAGGTAATCATCAAGCAATAGTAGAACTAGAAAATGCAGGCGGAAACTGGAACTTCAATCTTACACAGAGTGGAGATACAAGTCAGCTGTATAGTCTTCCAAATAACCTCAGTGACAATACTGTAGTAAATGGCGTTTGTACTAGCGGCACTTGCAATATGACAGTTAATCAACAATAAATTTGTATACCACCTTAATGATAGGGCCTACGGGCCCTATCATTTTAAATAAATACGTTAGGGGGCAATAACAATGGATTTAGTATACGGAATAGCATTGAGTTTTCATCTAGGAATGAACGAGGACTACAATAATTTGCATCCACATATTCGTTTACAAAACGATGACTTTATTGCAGGTGCTTACTACAATAGCGAAGATGCATTAAGTGCTTATGCTGGGATTGAGCTAGGCAGCGGAAAATGGAATCACGAATTCGGTTTAGTATCTGGATACAATGAAAGCACTGTAATTCCTTTTGTTAGATCCACTTATGAATTAAATGATAATACAATAGGTTATATATCGCCAGGGTTCGAAGATAACAACATTGGTGTAGTATTAGGCATAGAATTTCAAATTAAAAAATGAAGTGGCTGATCGATCTATTTAAAGGAAAAGAAGATGAAGTACACAGTGGATCATCGGACCTCCATATTAGAATTGCTGAAATCCAGACCCGCATCGCCGCTGTTAGAAGCCGCAATGGCTGGGACAAAGAACCCTATAAAAATACTAAAATACAATCCCAACCAGTGGTGGCCCAGGAAAAACCTAAAGTAGGCAGCGAAGATTTAAAAGCTAAACTACTTGCTATAAAAAAATAAATACAGTATGAAAAAATTACTGTTATCGCCTGTTTGGAGCATTTTAGTATTAGTATTGTTGGCTTGGCTACAGTTTGCTAATCCTAGTTTTTTAGAAAGTCTACAGCTACGTTACTTTGACCAACTTATAGTAAATCAAGAACCTGTAGCTAACAACGTTTACACAGTAAACATAGACGAAGCAAGTTTAAAGGCAAACGGACAATGGCCGTGGCCAAGAGGCGAATACGCCAAACTCATCGAAGAACTATATGCACGTGGTGCAGGATTAGTTGTGTTCAACGTTCTAATGAGTGAAACAGATCGTGCAGGACAAGATGGCGTATTATCTACCACAATGAGCAACTATCCTGTTATAGTTACAATGTTGGGTACAGAGGAAAACAAAAATGAACCAATCAATCCTGGTGCTAGTATTATTAATAGCGACTACATCGATCTTATTCCTTCCGTGCCTGGCATCACAGCAAACGTGTCAGATATTGAACGTGCGGCTGTTGGATCAGGAATTGTTAACACTTTTCCAGAAATAGACGGTGTTACAAGACGTGCTCCACTAATACTAGAAAGCGGTGGAATACTGTATCCTAACGTTACTATGGAAGTGCTTCGTGTTCTTGCCGGCGATCCAAGTTTCCAAATTAAACTGTCACCAATTGGTATAGACAAACTTCGTATTCCACAGTATGGTGTATTACAAACAGATGAAATCGGCAGAGTTTGGTTAGATTGGAGTCAAAATTTTTCCAGTTACAGTGCTGCTGAGTTGCCCGATGATTTTGCAGGCGGTATAGTTTTTGTAGGACCAACAGCAGCCGGCATTACACAACCAATTGCAACAGCCGCAGGCGGTATTTGGCCGCATGAACTACAAGCTATAATGCTAGGTACAGTGTTTAATCAAAGCAATATAAAACGTCCAGCATGGGCAACAGGTGCTGAATTGCTAGGATTTGTAATTTCTGGCATAGCTTTAATAATAGCAGCACGTTGGACCTATGCGGGCATAGGAATATTTTTAATACTAGTTGGAACATCAATCGGTGGCAGCATCTATATGTTCTCTGCTTATAACTTCTTACTAGACGGTTTTGTTCCGGCAGCATTCTTGTTGTTGGTAGGATTAGTAAGATATACTGTTAAGTTTGTAAGTGAGTTCTTACAAAAGCAAAAGATCAAAAAACAATTTGGTGGTTATGTGTCGCCTAAGATTGTTGATTTACTGGCTAAAGATCCGAGTGTAATAGAACGTGGAGTAAAGAAAAACATCTCTATTACTATGACTGATCTGCGTGGCTTTACTCCTCTTGGAGAAAGTTACGGTGCTGATGTTGAAGGATTGCGTCAAATCATGAATGACTACATGGAAGCAATTACACAGCCAGTATTACGCAACGAAGGCACTATTATCAAATATATCGGTGATGCAAGTTTACATATAAACGGTGCACCATTTGATCAAGATAATCATGAATGTGTTGCGGTAAAAACTGCAATTGAAATGATAGATGCTGTAGAGGTGTTTAATGAAGAACTTAAAGCAAAAGGTAAGCCACCCGTTGGCATGGGTGCTGGTATCAATACTGGTCCTACAGTTATTGGTAATATTGGCAGTTATAAGCGTTATGGTTATGACGTTTTAGGTGATAGTGTAAGCACAGCCGCACGTCTTGAAGGACAAACCAAGCCCTATGGTGTTTTATTAATACTAGGACCAAAAACTGCCGAAGTAGCACGTCATTTCTATCACGTTGTAGAATTAGATCTATTAGCAGTCAAAGGTAAAACCGAAGCACTTCCTATTTACACAGTAATTTGGAGAGAAACACCCAACACTGAGTTTTGGCATCATCATGAAACATTCTTATCAGAATACAGATTAGCAAATTGGAAATCAGCTCTGGAACAAATTCAGTGGTTAAAAATTAATGGTCCTGTCACACTAGTCAAGTACTACGAGATGATGGAAGAACGTATTGCTGATCTATCTAAGAAAAAAATACAGCCCGGAAAATGGGACGGAGTATTCAGAGCTACAAGTAAATAAGGAGCCAAAAGGCTCCTTATTTTTATTAATGTAAAGTGTTATTATGAACGACTCATATAAGCACTAGAACCAAAGAATGATGCTACTACACCAGCTTGTGCAATGTAGAACATACTTAAAATGTTGTCTAATGCTGCTAGTCTGTCAATACCGATAAAAGGTAAAAATAGTAAAACTGTAAATACAACCATACTAAGCATAGCAACCCATGCCATTCTTCTAAGTTGATCTTCTTTTTGATCTTTGTTTTCTAAGTCAACAATGCGTTCTGCTTTAGCAAGTTCTTCGTCGGAAACTACGCCATCGCCGTCGGTGTCAAACTTGTTAAATTGACTGTCTTCTTGTAGTGTCTTTGGTGTTCTTGGTGTTCTTGCCATTTCTGGATCTCCCTCTATTATTTTTTTTTATCTTCTCTGCCGGTGCTGTTAAAAACTTGGCTACGGCTTTGATACTTGTTAATCAATTCGTCGAGTTCGTCTTTTTTGTCATCTGGAAGCGAATCTATGTGTTGTCGATATTCTAAAACCATTGTTAGCTTACTGTTTAAACGAATCATGTCGTTATCTAACATACGTACACGATCCACTAGTTTAATCAGCGTCCCCATTGTTTCACCAATCACAGGATCAATTTCTTCAGTTACCCATTTCCATATAAAGAAAACAAAGTAGCCCATTCCCATTGCTGCAATGATCGGAAATCCAAAGTCTTTAATAGCCTGTGCAATATCAAATTCCATTAGTCTCTCCTTGCATCGTTTTTGCCTTCGTTAGCAGCAATACGATCTATATTAGGTTTAACATTTAACGCATAACTTAATAGTGCATCTATCTTAACTAAATCATTATTCATAGTTTGAACACGATTATCTAACTGTGCAATAATATTTTTTAGAGTTGTAACAGATCCTGTTACTCCTGCTAGAATAAACTTCAATGTTAAGAAAACAAAACCGCCGGCTGCTAATGCACCGGCAATTGGAAACCCTACTTCGCTTACTAATTGCAAAAAATCCATTAAAACGCCCTCACGTTTTGCATAGTATTTAGCATAATGCGATTGTTTTTTATTGACAAAATGCTTAAATATACTACTATATTACAAAGGAGACTGCATGAACAATTTTATAGAAGATTTTATTAAAAAAAATACATTTCACAGACCGACTTTAGTGTTAGATATAAATGAAGTGGAAAAAAACTTCTATAATCTTAAACGTGGGATGCCCGATGCTCACATACACTATGCTGTTAAAAGCAATCCGCATCCTGAAATACTAAAATGCTTAGTGCAACAAGGTTGCAAGTTTGATGCAGCATCGATGGGAGAAATAGATGCTTGTTTAGAAGCAGGTGCAAAGCCCGAACATATCAGTTTTGGCAATACTGTAAAGCGTTGGCAAGACATCAAATATGCACACTCTATAGGTATTGACCTTTTTGCAGCAGATGCAAGTGAAGAACTTGAAAAGATTGCAAATTACGCACCTAACTCTCGCGTGTTTATTCGTGTATTGATTGGGCAAACTGAAGCAGAATGGCCGTTATCACGAAAGTTTGGTTGCGATCCCCAAATGGTTCTTGAGCTAATGGGATATGCTACAGACCTAGGTCTTAAGCCAGTTGGTATTAGTTGGCACATTGGTTCACAAACAAAACATCCTGAAATGTGGTTCGACACACTAGAAATGATGGCTAACCTTTGGGATGAAGCCTGCGGTTTTGGATACGATTTATCGTTGGTAAACATCGGCGGCGGATTTCCTGCATACTACGGTGTTGATATAACTCCGCCAGAAGAATACGGTAGAAAATTAATGGATCGTGTTCGTAAGCAATTTCCAGGTGCAGACTACATTATGGTCGAACCGGGTCGCGGATTAGTAGGCAGTGCTGGTGCTATTGCTGCTGAAGTGTTATTGGTTAGCAAGAAGTCATCCTACGAAACAGTGCGTTGGGTTTATTTAAACATAGGAAGATTTAGTGGATTGGCTGAAACCGAAGGCGAAGCTATTAAATATCAATTTTCTATACCAGGTAAAGAAAACTCTACTACAGGACCATGTATTCTTGCAGGTCCTACTTGCGATAGTGCAGATGTACTATATGAAAAGAACAAGGTTCATTTGCCAGTTGACCTTTGCAGTGGCGATCGATTTATTATACGAAACTGCGGGGCTTACACCAGCACCTACAGCACTATTGCGTTTAACGGGTTTCCGCCGTTAGCTGTTGTAGTTTGCAAATGAGGTTGACAATTTTTACAATTTATGTATAGTAAAGAGAATAGCAATGATTGTCGCTGTTGGCCCGTGGCGATACATTGCTATAAATCTATAAGTCTTGACAATGAACCGAGTAAGATGATATTATCTGCGAAAGTCCGGCGAGAGCTTAAATTTGTCAAGGGTCACAAGCACTAGTCCAACAGTGTGTGGCTAACGGGCCGCCAATAGGAGGAAAGTTTGGTAAATAATAACATGAAAACGTATCCAGCTAATGAAATATTTCAAGACATTGAAAATGACAAAAACAACGTCTTGATGAATATTCCTCCTGAAATTGCAGAAGAATTAGGATGGGTACCGGGAGACGTCTTGAAGATCGAAATATTAGAAAGTGGCGGCGTTTCTATTTCCAAGGTAAAAAATGGCTAAAGAAGATGTTATTGAAGTAGAAGGCGAAATTGTAGATGTTTTGCCTAACCAAACTTTTCGTGTAGAACTCGAAAACGGTCACAGGGTAACTTGTTACACTGGCGGAAAGATGAGACAATTTAAAATTAGACTCGTACAGGGCGACAAAGTTAAAGTAGAAATGACACCATACGATCTACAAAAAGGTCGAATTATGTTTAGGATCTAAAATGATACAAGAGCTTTTGAGTTTAGAAAAAGCGTTTAATTGCAAACTTTCTCCAATTACTTTAGATTCGTGGAACAATTATAAAAGCATACCCAAAGGTCTGCGTGGTGTTTATATAATTTACGACGACGATAAATTCTACTATGTTGGAAAAGGATTTGTCAAAGATCGTCAACCGCATCACGAAGAAAAGTTTTCCGGTATTTTTAAAAAAGCTAGAGATACTGCTGGGTTTAGATGGCTTAGAGAAAGCGGAGTAGAATTCGACGTAACAAAAATGCGTATGACATACATTCCGTTAGAGCAAGAAACACTTATTTCTGCAATTGAAGGCAGTTTGATACACATGCTACAACCTATTGCAAACGACGAAGTAGTAAAAAGTCTTTAACAGGGCTTGACACGCCTTCTGCGATTTGCTATATTGCTACAAATGCAACAGCTAAAGGCTAGAAAAATGTTTCCTACAGAACAACTGCTTGAATTTGCATATGCTGCATACCGTATCAATAACGGATATGTAAAATCAACAGTATATCATTCTGCAAATGATACTACAACTTATCCAAACAAGGATATTGTTCTTTTTTCTGCATTGAAAAAATTTCGCCCCGATGATTATATTCCGTCATGGTTTGTTATGCCAGAAATTACAGACCGAGACCGTGAAAATGTAAAACTTGCCCTAGAGCATTATAAACGTTATACGTTGCTGCTTTTGGGGACAGACCTGTCAACGTTTCAAAAAGATGTCTTTGCTGTAATCAGTCAAGATACTGTTCCCGTTCACAAAATCGGTCTAGTTGCTGTTGTTCCAACTGTGGTAAAAAGCGAAAAAGCAGAAAGTGTATATCTACGCAAACTAAAGAAAGATTTTTCTGATAGCAAACATTATGTTTTAAAGACATCTGTGAGTGGAACAATCGAAATTCTTAAACGTATCCACCTCAGAGATTATTCCACTTATCTGTATTTTGCAGGATTAGGAGAAAACTTGATTTCTTTTACTAAACCGACTGAGTACAGTGTTGGTGCAGTATACGAATTAAATGGTAAGGTAAAATCTCTCGAAAAAGAAAGAGAGACTGGATTCAATATGACAAAACTAAACTATGTCAAGTTAAATGCTGTTGAGGTAACAAACAATGATTGAACTGTGGTTTTTGGCTGTTGCTGTAATTTTTACAGTATTTGGATATATCATTGGCGTAAAAAAACAAGTAAAAGTATCTGCAGAGATGATTATTTCAACTACTATCGATACTCTTATTGAAGATGGATATCTTAAAACTAGAGGCACTGGAAACAACTTAGAGATTTTAAAAGTAGATGACAAAGCCGATAGAACTCAGCCATAGTCAGTGGAAAAAACTTTTAGAACGTCTTAAGGAGGATTACCCTCCTAGTGTTATTCTTGTTCGCAGCAAGATGAAAACAAAGTTAGGATTCACATCTCGAGAATACAAAGACTGGGATGACAGCATAGGTAAGTATGGCGGCTGGCGTAAAAACTGTATCATGCTTGATTTTTATTCGGAAAAGAAAAGAACCTTCTTTATCGTGAAATACAGCGAATTTGTAAAAAAGGAAGATCTTAATGACAACTTCTAATAATGATCACATCTTTATTGCGTATTGGGATTGTTACGGATTTGAATGCGTTGTAGACTTAACTTCATATGAACGACATAAATTGTTGTCTGATATTAAAGGAGACCCTCTTAAATCTCCTGTTAATCTACATTATTTAACTATGCGAGCTCGGTTTAATCCACAACGTGACCCTGAAATTTGGCTCTTTACTTCTGAAGTAGACGAAGCTACACTGCAAGAGTTAGCAGAAGAACAGCCGCAGATGTTGGCAGATCTTATTCGCAGTCATGGAAAAAATCTATACAAAAGTAAAACACTGGAACCAAAAATAAAATGATACGTTATACTGACATCAACACCGGCAACAATCTACTAGACGAAGCACTAGAAAACTATCTCATGCATGGGTTTCAGCCCGGCGGATTTCTAACCAGTGTTCTTGCTAACGACTTGCAGCTAGCTGTTGGAAGGGCAGATCATTGGAATAAAACTCGTCTGCCTGAAATTGTAGATGCAGTAGTGTACAATGTCCCAGATCGTGCTTGGGGCAGTTATCAGCGTGTCAGAGATTGGTGTGTAGACAAAGACGGGCATCGTACCGCATATGCTCAACGTAAAGAAAAAGAATATACGTTTAACGTATTGAAAGGCAATGTACGTGCAAAAGAACCGCAAGACCCCCCGTTTTGAAGTAGACTATAAAGAACGTCTTGAACAAAAACGAACAGCAATCAATGCTGTTCGCTTGCCTCGTCTTGGCTATTCTCAATATCGTGTATATGATATTCGAGAGCGGTCCACTCGTCAATACAACAACGGCAACTGGCAGAACTGGATCTTGTGGGCAGTTGTTGATGAACTAGAATCTCGTACAGAACCACCTCATCAAGTAAAATGGCTCAAACCTAAACAGGTGACATTGCTTAGACTACAAGGACATAGGGTAGAAGAAGTATGAATTACGTTGATGTTTTAACAGTTCGAGAGTATGTTGACTATTATAAGGCAAACGATCCTTATGTACACGCTGCTGTATTAGAACAAGCAGGATACACTCCAGTAAGTATTAACCCAAAAGTTTTTTGGGAATCTGCACACGAGTATATGACCAAACGTTATGGCGAGGACAATTACGTTTGGACTGGTGAAAAATTTTGGTTTGATAATATGGAAGAAGCAAGTCATTTTTATGCATACTACAGCAGTTGGTTAGAGGATTAAATGATTACTTTTGTTTGCGAAATTAATCCAACATATGCCAAGCAGAATGGACTTAATAGATACTATCTTGCAAAGGCTAAAAATGCAAATTGGCAAAAAGAAACAAATCTTCCTCGTTCACTACTGTATGGCTCTGACCGTGTGTGGAGAATTTACGAAAACGGAACAGTTGATTTTGTAAAAAATAGATTTACAGGTATTATGACTCCTGTCGATCAAAGAGAACTTACTGTTGCTCTCTTGAGTGCAGTATGCTATAACAGTGTATGATCAAAGTACAAGGCAAACTCCCTCGCAGTGTTTACGTCGGATGTTCCGGCGGCTCGGATTCTATGGCTGTGGTCGATTTCTTGTCTCGTAGACATGATGTTGAAGTTATTTTCTTCCATCATGGCTCCGAACACGACACTGTTGCACAAGATCTTGTTTATAATTACTGTCATAAAAAGAACATCGAATGTATTCTCGGCGGCATGAACAAAGACGATACAATCAAGCCAGGAATGAGCAAAGAAGACTTTTGGAGATGGCGTCGCTATCGATTCTTTGAGCAATTCGCTAGGCCTGAAACTCCTGTTATTACTTGCCATCATCTAGATGACTGTGCTGAAACTTGGATTTGGAGTAGCTTGAACGGAAGTCCTTGTATTATTCCTTATCGTAGAAACAATGTGATTAGACCGTTTAGACTTAACAGAAAAAAAGACTTGGAGCTCTGGGCACAACTTAATGGCGTGCCCTACATCGACGATCCTACTAACACCGATACTACTTTTACTCGAAATTATATTAGACACGAGCTAATGCCACATGCATTACGAGTTAATCCTGGACTGCACAAGGTTATTAAAAAGAAAGTTTTAGATGATGTTTAGTATTTTTAAAACACGCCATACTCACAGATGGGAATTGGTTGCGTGTAACGACAACTATCATACTGAATACACAGATACTGGTAAAAAAATATATTGGAAACAGCGTTTTTACAAATGCAGTTGCGGTGCTCGCAAACACGAAGACAATCGTAATCAGTATCAAACTCACGAAGGAATTGATGCTGCTAAGAAAAACTGGATTGATGCTGGTGTTGTTCCGAACGGCAGTTATTACCCCGGAACACAAAATGGCTATGTCAAGATTGATGATGTTCCCCAGGATACGTTAGATCCAATTGAAAAATTAAATAAAAATCTCGAAGAGTTGTTCAACATGATGAGTGTAATTAAAAGAGACTATGATCTTGAAAAAAAGTATCCTAAGTTAAAAACTCTTGCAGACAAATACAATCAAGAGCTAAGTAAGTATAGAACGTTTGAATCATTGAAAGGTAAAGACAATGTCACATGATTTTATATATTTTGAAAACAGCCTTGAAGACGACGACTACGGACTTGTTGTAGGAAAAGATGGAATGCTAAAAGGAATTTGGGTTCCGAAAGGTCTGGAAAACGAAGAAGACGTGCCATCTACTGTAGCTAGAGTATGTATAGAATATTTTGGACTAGATCCTAACGACGAAAGCAACTACGGAGTCATTCATTAATGACACCGTTAGAAATTGCTGAGTACAAAATGCGGTGGATGCGTGATGGCGGATACAGTATTCGCCTTCACAGTGACCTTGACGTAGCAGGTAAGGACTGGTGTCGTAAAAATATTGAACGCCATCAATGGAGTTTTGAAGCGTATACTGCTATCTATCAGCATACCTTTTATTTCGAAGATCAAGCGGTAAGCCAACAATTTGCACAAGAATTTCACAATTGGGTGCAGCGTTGAAAGTGTTAATGATTGACCCACCAGAAGGATGGAAATACGGGTTTCCTAAACCAGTACATGAAGAATATTATACACTAGGCGAAGATTTTGATCTTGGGCGGTGGCTGGTTTCTGAAGGATATCCTGCCAAAGACGTCGAATTGGCACTAAAGTACAGTAGATATTTGGAGATAGACAATGAAGGCTGAAACACCAGCAGAAGGCATTCTAAAAACTACCGAATGGGGAGACAGCAAGTGGTATCACATTCGTTGTGAATGTGGCAGTGACGATTGCAGCCACGAACTAAATGTGGAAGCAGACGATGTTGAAGTTCAAGTTCACATCTATGTAAAGAATCGTACCAAGTGGTGGGAGCGGAATCGTTGGAAGCAAATTTGGCAAATCCTTACTCGAGGATATGCAGAAATGCAAACAACAATTGTTTTGAAAGAACAAGTTGCCATCAATTATGCCGAGACTCTTAAGAGTGCAGTTGCAGATGTAAAACAATTCAAAGCCGATTACTGGGCAAAAAAGGAAGCGACAAAATGACCGAAGACGAAATACTTAAAAAAGCTGAAGAAATTAAAGCAGCTAGAGAAAAAGATAATAGAACTAAAAGTTTTAAAAATGGAACAAAGTTTTATGTTAGATGGGAGTGCAGATTTCAAGAATACGGTTGCTCTTCTGATCAAGTTGTAGTAAATTATAGTGATATTGAAGAACTTGTTCTTAGAAAATTAAAAGAACAAAATTAAATTTCACATAGAGAAGAAAAATGAAAATCAAGATCGGCCCGTATAAGAATTGGTTTGGCCCTTATCAGTTGGCTAAAATGATCATGTTTTGGGTTCCTGACGAAAAAGACGAGTACGGGTTTTCCCATACCGCTGATCGTGTTCATAAGTTTGGTGAATGGCTTGCTCATGGTAGTATCCGCCCTGAGCCTGCTGTAGACGAAGTATATGACTTTGGCGACGAACGTCCTGACACTTGGATCTACCGACTGCTACTGTGGATTGATCGTAAGAAAAAGCGTAAGATCAAAGTTCATATCGATCGCTGGGATACCTGGGGCATGAGTGAGACTTTAGGCTACATTGTTCGTCCTATGCTTAAACAACTGAATGAAAATAAGCACGGTGCACCTTATGTTGACGACGAAGACGTTCCTGAGCATCTGCGTAGTACTGCGGCCCCTGAACTTTCGCAAGATAAAAAAGATACTGGTCACACCGATGACAATCATTTCAAGCGGTGGGATTGGGTCATGGACGAAATGATCTTTGCGTTTGAAAGTCTTGATGGCGGTGCTAATGCGGATTGGGAAGATCAGTTTACCACTGGAAAATATGATTATCGTCTTAAAAAACAAGACAACGGTACTAGTCTAATGGTCCACGGTCCTAATCACACTGCTGAAACAGATTGGGAAGGTCGCAAAGCATATGCAGAACGTGTAGCAAATGGTTTCCGGCTGTTTGGTAAGTATTACCAATCGCTTTGGGACTAAAATACACATATAAAAACTTATAGGATTAAAAGATGCAAAACATCGCAGTTAGCTGGGATATAATGTTTAATGAAGATACATCGAAAAATAAGAAAGAAGAAACAAAACTTATTACGTTTCATCACGATCCGTTAGCCTTTACTATAAAAATGGACAGTGACGGGATGAGTTTAGGAGAGATTCACACTGCACTTTTGCTTGCTAATACCACCGAAGTTGAACAGTGTTTTATCGATGAAGCAAGTAAAATACGTAGCTTTTTCAACCACTCGATCCTTCTAAGACGTCTTAAAAATGAATTTATTAGTTCATTTATGGAAATTGTTGAAGCACTTAACAACAATGTATACGTTGTAGATGAATCACACCTAAAAGCATTGGTAAAATTACCCGACTTTTTTAAAGAGTCAACCGAAACTAACATGCTGTTTGCAGAACACGTATCTTTAAGTATTAACCAACCATCTGGCGATTTGTCTGATACATGGAATTTTGTTAAGAAAATAAAAAGATCAAGCAAACACGAAAATCAATATCGTTATTATTTTACCAATGACAAAAAGCAGTTGCTTAGTTTTTTTGTAAATGTTTCGGACAGATCTTTTCCTGTATGGAATTATATTGCAAGCAGCGGGCCTGTTGGTATAAAAGGATATGCCTATCCTAATAAACAACCAGGGCACGACTTTATTTTTTACAAGATGAGTAACTATGAATTTTATCCCGTCCGTTGAACAACTTATAAGTTTAGCAAAAGAAGCAGAAATAACAGATCCGTTGAACTGGGACTTGATCAAGGTTGACAAAGAAACAGTTTATAGTATTATGGCTTCAAATGTGCTAGAACAGTTTGCATCTTTAAAAGATGAAGAAAAATTAGTTATAGCAATGGGAACTGTAACCAAGCTTTTGGTTGAAAATTTTTACTTACATATGAAAGAAAAACTAAAATGAAAGTAGGATCTAGCCTTAGCCGGTGTGTGCGAGACATTTATGAAGGCACAGTTGACATTTATGATGTGCTAGTGATTGTTGCCCGTACAGATTTCGATCCCGAAGATGATCGTCATTGGAAATCGATCTGGAAAGGTTACGCTGGAGGCAACAGCACGGGCAGTCTGTATAGCCAGCCAGAATGGAGTGTTATTCCTGCAGAAGACGAATCTAAGGTTAGAGACATCTGTGTTCAACTTAAGAAGCTAGGCAAGTTGCATCAGCCTCGACAGTACGGTGCTCATCCTACAAGATTGAATCACTATTGGTATGATGTTATACTTACAGATGACGTTGTAAATACAAATCCCGCAGCTAAGAAAGCATGGGATAATTATAAGACGATTGCTGGCCTTTCTAAATAATTTTTTCAAAAAAGATAAATAAAACTAGTTGACAGATAAATAAAGTTGTAGTAAGTTACTACTATAAGTTTAAAACAACATAAGAAAGACACATTGTAATGAAACTCGCATATGAACATAAGTTTATGATTAGAAGCATTGAAAAATGCCGCGAGTATCGCTATGGCGTCTCGGAGGGTTCAGCTGTATGATGTGATTAACACACATATAGATTTACAAACCCTCCAGTAGCAATACTAGGAGGGTTTTTCATTATGTGCATATAGGAAACGAGGTCCTACTCAAAGCACTTTAAAAAACAGAGAAACGGGCGGGCTAGTGGATGAAATGACCGGAGATAACGGCAGAGTAAAATACTAGCAGGTAATAGTAAAGCACACTCGTTCTGCCGGGCTGCGAACCCGGAATTGGACTGCATAGCGGAGAGTGTGTTTCACTATTACAAATAATTGGTCGGTGGCCCGGATGGTAAGGGGATGGACTGCAACTCCATAGCACTGCACGACAGTAATCAGTTCGATTCTGATACCGACCTCCACAATTGGTGCCGTAACTCAGTTGGTCAGAGTGCATCGCTCATAACGATGAAGTCGGTGGTTCAAATCCACCCGGCACCACCAAAATTGGGACATTGGACTTCTTGGCGAAGGTCGCCGCCCTTTCAAGGCGGAGAAACGGGTTCGAAACCCGTATGTCCTACCAAAATAGATCAAGCCTAGTCGATCTCGAAAATCACTAGGCCCGCTCCTGAGGATCAAGCCATCGGAAGGTTCGAGACTTCCTTTGCAGGGTCGTCACCTGCCAGGAGTAACATACATGGGAGAGACGCCTCAAGGTGAGGCAGTGGATTGTAAATCCATCGCGGCAACGCACGGACGGGTTCGATTCCCTCCTCTCCCACCAAAATTAGGGTCTCTGGTATAGCTGGTGCGTACGGCTGCCTGAAGAGCAGTAGGACACGGTTCGATTCCGTGGGGACCCGCCAAGAATTATACTACCATAAACACGAAAGAAAATAAAATGAAACTTGATCCGGAAGAAAGAATCTTCTTGACTGAAGAAGAATTGAAGCGTATACATGATGCTTGTGCTAATCCACCGGAACCAACAGACTATGTAAGACGCTATATTAACGCATATAGGAGAAAAAATGAAACGAAAACGTAACGCAGAAGATTATGACAAACGCAACATGGACCGGTAGCTGAGGTGGTTTTAGCACCCGACTTTTAATCGGAGTACGTGGGTTCGAGTCCCACCCGGTCCACCATAGTTTTGATGATACACTGACGCCGCGTGGTTACGGCTATACAACTAGGCTTATCGCAACCTAATAACCATAGAGGGTTGAGTCGAGGTTGAGCAGTGTATCTTTTAAACTATGAATATTGTTCCATAGCACAACTGGTTAGTGCAGGCGACTGATAATCGTCAGATCTGAGTTCGAGTCTCGGTGGAACAACCAAAATTAGTAGGAAGACAGCCAGTGGAAGAACAGGAATATTACGCACCGTGGGAATGGCAGCCGATCGAATTCATGCCTAACGGATGTAATGATGTTGTTGTAAGAGACCGTGAAGGCAACACTCGAGAATTGTGTTCATGCGATTACTGGTGGTTGTCAGCAGAAGATAAAAAGATTTACACATCTTTTAGATTTGTGTAATTTTAACATAATGCCGTGCTTGGTGTAAGGGTAGCATACC